TGCAAATGCGGCTCAGCAGGTATTGCAACGTCCGGGCGGTCGTCCACCAAGTATTATGGTTGCAGTGCCAGCAATGGAAATGGTTAATGCTGAATTCGCACAGCATTTGGCTATGGCATGTGCTAATCTAGTTGCTAACGGCGTCAAGATTAATTGTGCATTTAACATTGGATCAGTGATCACTATTGCTCGTCGTAACTTAGTTGACATCTTCCTAAAGAGTGATTTTGATTACATTTGGTGGGTTGATAGCGACATGAAATTCCCCATCGATGCTCCTATGCGACTGTTAGCCCGTAATAAAGAAATTGTTGGTGCGAACTATCGCCGACGCCGTTTCCCAAATCCTAACTTTACAGGTATGATGGGATCAAGCGGTAAGTTCACAGAATTCCAAACTACAGACAACTCTCCAGCAATGGAATTGATTGATGTATTGCCACATGGCATGGTATTGTGTAAACGTGAAGTTTACGAAAAAGTTCCTCAACCGCACTACCTACAAGAGTATGTTCCACATTTGAATCTTGAAATTGGTGAGGATATCTATTTCTGTCAACAAGCACAGAAAGCTGGATACGAAATCTGGTGCGATCAAGAATTGAGTAGAGAAGTAAGTCATATTGGTATTTTCCACTTTAACTACAATCTATCAGTTCCAAAATAAACGAAAGGGAACCCATGTTGTTCGAAAGCATAGAAATTCGTAAGGTCAAGAATGGCGTTATTGTCACTCTTAGATCTGAAGAAGACGAAGACCAAGAATACGTTTACGACCGAGATAGTAAAGCTATCAAATTCGTAAAGGATCTTCTTGAAACACAAGGTAAGGAAAAGGCTCCGGCCTAATATATTATGACAGTCAAGAAACTATATAACATAGGCGACACCGTTTGGATCTACGGTGTTAGCAATGGTAAATCTACAGAAGGTAAGGTTGTTCAAACTTTTGCCGTTGATCAAGAAGGTTGGGATCCAGATATGGTTCATTATGTTATAGCAGTTCCGACTGAAATCGAATACTTGCTTGAAGTAAGAACATGGGAAACTATTAGCCAAACTAAGGACGGGCATGTCGGTAGTTTGCGTGAAGTATTTAAAGATCCAGATGCTGGTATTAGGCTTATGCGTAGGACTGGTGTTGATCTAACTAGCGAAGGTGACTTTGATCAACATGATGAGGACGATGACATCAGTCCCGATGCTATTCATGCCGCATTGGAAAAATCTAAAAAAGATTCCAGTCATCAGCCTTTAGTTATTAAAGAACCCAAGGCACGTCGACGATATCCAAGCCGTAAGAAAAAGACTAATGCAAACTGATTTTGGTCCATTAGAACGAGCTGTGAAAGTTTGGATGGACGAAATAGATACTTCAATGGTTAAGCCAACTTTACATAAAGCATTTAATGGTCATTGGACTTTACAACTTGTTGACGTGGAAGATGAATATCCTGTTGCTACCTTTGCTAATATACCCTCTAATAAGTTAGATCGTGCAGTTGAGTGGACCACTGAGCGTTTAGAAAGTTGGGATAACTGCCGACGTATGTCTTGGGATATGTGGGATTTTAAACATCGAAAAGATGCAGAAAAGTTTATTACCTTATTTCATTTATCATGGCATCAGTGAGATTCAAAGTTGAAAACAATGTTGTGAAAGAAATTCATAAGGTTGTTGTATATCGTTTCTATTTGAGCGATGTAGAGGATCCGGACTTGTATGCCGCGCAACCGATGTGGGATTGGAAACAAAGTGAACAGGGTAAGTTTGTTATGGAACATGCCGTAGGTGAACCCGAATGGCACAGACAAATAAGTTACGAAACATTTGGTTATCGATATGCTATAACAGCAGAACTTGAAGCAAAGAAACTAAGTGAATTTTATTTGAGATGGGGCAAAGATGGAAGTAACACGAGTCAGTAGCAAGTGTATTGTCAAACAAGAAAAGACCAGTAAAACAGTAGAAGCAGAAGTACTCAACTTCAACGAAAAACGAAATCTCACTGTGGTACTGAACAAATCAGTAAAATTAAATATGTCGTGGAATGGTAGACTCTACGAAGGCCGTATGGCTGGAATTGACTTTACCACAGAAGGGCCAACAATAACAACATCAAAGACAGGAAGATAAAAAAATGAACCCGTTCAAGGATCAATATAAGTTTATGAAGGCTTGCGACCAAAGTGTTGACAAGTTTAATAGTTCGCAGTATAATATGTACGTAACTTTAATCGATGAAGAACGTGAAGAACTCGAACAAGCCATTAATAATGGCGATCAAGTCGAACAACTAGATGCCTTAATCGATATACTAGTTGTCACAATCGGCGCTATTCATTCAGCAGGATTTGATGCTGAAGGTGCTTGGAAAGAAGTTATGGCTACCAATTTTGCCAAAATCGATAAAGAAACAGGCAAAGTTCGTAAGCGTGAAGATGGAAAAGTGTTAAAACCTTTAGGTTGGACTCCTCCTAATCTAAAACCCTTTATTGGAAAATAAAATGAGAAGTAATTATTGGTCCTGTTCAAAGTTTGCAGATTACATTCGCGGAACTCCTAAACTCGGTATGGGTACCAGTGAAGAATGGGATGAGTGGAATACTCGTGCCAAAATGCAACACAGCTTTCGCTATTGGTTAGCTGAAGATGCATTAGACGCTATCCAAAATTTTATTCATTATCCTACGGACAAATTAAATGATGTCAGATATTACATTAATAATCGTTGGGTCTCTCGTAGTCATCAGCTTACAGCAAATCCTCAAGATATTAAACCTGGACAATGGAAAGACGTTGGAAATCGGTTCCTTCCTTGTTTGTTTAATGAGCTTGTGGATTTTGTTGAAATAGAAACTGCTTGGCATCATTGTGCTTGGGATAATGAGGCTCGTAAGAAATATGCAGTTCCATGGTATCGTAGCGGCTGGTTGCGCTGGCGCACTTGGCGTTGCGCCGAAGCCGGACTTGCTCACTTAGATTGGGCTGCTGGACTCACTAACCGAGATTTTATTGAAGAAGGTGAGAAGGAAGAGCCTACACAGCAAGCACTGTCTGCTCGAGAAATCAAAGAGCTGTATCTATGGTGGACTACTACATATCGTAATCGCCCTGACCCCTACGATGCTAGCGGTTGGACTGCCTATTGCGAACTAAGTCGTTTGCAAAACGGCGGCAAGTTAAGTTGGGATGGCACAAAAGATTCACCCGAGTTAGCTCGAGCAAGTGATTTGGCCCATAATGAACTGCGTAGACTTGAAGCAGAATACGAAGCAGAGGATGAAGAAATGATGATAAGATTGATACGTGTTAGACACGGTCTTTGGACTTAACTTTATAAGGTCCTCGTTTTTTACCTAATTTAGAATTTCTCATTTTAGTTTTTGTTTCATCAGATGCAGTAGTTCCTGTGCGAGATTTGCTAATTTTTTCTCTCACTTCCTGGCGTGTTGCAGGATTAGCATCTCCAGTAAGTCCAGGTTTTCCGGTCATGACAGTCGATTGTTTTTGTTTTTGTTCTTGTGTTTTTGGAATACCTTTTAATTTATTTTTGTGATCTACACTGAAAGTTCTGCCTGGAACAAACCCCGACGGAGCAGTTAATGTAAATTTATTATCAGTACCGTTAGTATACCAAGTTTTTCCAACAGATCCTTTATTATTTTTAGAAAATTGTTTTTTTAGATTTTCATAAACCGTAGAAGATTTTAGACGATAGCGGTTAGATGTTTTATTAGGAATCATCATTTGAAAAGCATAAATTGTTTTTGGATCGTTTATAATTTTAGTTAATAACCAATGACATATGAAGTGTTCTCGGGCTGTAAGTTTTACCAAATTATCTTTATTTTTAGAATACTCCGGATATAAAGATTTTGGTAATATATGATGTTTTTCGGTATATACAAAAGTTGGTAAATTTCTTAATAAAGCACGTTGACAGATGTTGCTGTACCAAGTATAATATTTGTTATTAGTTGTTTTTAATTTTTCAATAAAGGTATTCATAGTGTTATTTATACAATTTAGAATGATGATTCGTCTTATCAAAATCCGTGATTCACTTTGGACTTGATTTATGACCGTTAATAAAAGCCCCGAACGTAACACCTTTCAAAAGGAAGGCTATCTCAGACGATGTAAAGAAACAGGTCAAGAACCTAGCGAAGATTATCTTGAGATGTTCAAAACTTGGCGAGAACAGGATGAGGCTAATCTTAAAAATCCTGAGTGGCAAAAAGACAATTTGGAGTATGATCTTCGTAGTACTAAATGGATCTGTGATAAGGTCAAGGCGTCGGATAGTTATGCTCAAAACCTGTATGCGGCCATGTGTAATATGCAGTTCCAAAAGTTGGATGTTATGCCTATACTAAAGGATCAGCGTTGGTCATGCTCTTGGCGTAGTGCCGGCGGCATCATTGCCGATATGCGTGAAAAAGGTGATTACATTGATTGGTATTGTAGCGGCTCAGGGGGATTTGCTTCTCACGAGTTAGATGAGAACGATCAATATATGGAAAAAATGAAATATGTTCCCGAGGGTCAAGTTACTGATGAGATCAAAGAAGATCTAAAGAAATTAGGTTGGATATCTGTTGAATGGGAAGATTCAGAGTAATATAATCACTCCAATAATCTGAATTCATTTCTGTAATACATATATCAAACGCTTCGGGTGGTACAAATAACTTGTTTGTATCCTCGAAGCGTCCTTGTTGTATGGTGTCCATCCAGACGGTATAATGTGCATCAAAATTGTTACGCATTTCAGGCAATGGGCAAACAAAATCAGCAATGGCATAATCAGCAGTACTAGCATCGCATAACTCACGCATACGTAGGCTTTGCCGAATACGCCCTTCCTTACTAAAATCCCAATCATTAAACTGATTGCGAACAGCATCAGCATTAAAATGATCTGCTCCAAGTTTTTCTGCTAACAACGAAGCAATAGTAGTTTTACCAGAGCCAGGTAATCCCATAATCAATATTCTTTTAGCCATTTAGTCGTTCCTCTCTGGTAGGCTGACAACCTGCAAGTATTACTTCATCTAACCAATGTGTATCTATTGCAGATACATACTTATGATTAGCATCATCAGTAATAAATTTCATAATATCAGGATTGTCATAGGCAATGGGGAAATTTAATATTTTACTAACCCATTTTAAATAGTGAGTTGTATGAAGGAAGAAAGCTTCATGATCTAAAAAATGAACAGGAAATTCACTAGGCAATAAAGTTTCATAGTAGTATTTTTGTGCTATAGGGGTTGTATGTTCTTTACGAACACGCAACTGCTGGACCCGATTTATATTTTGATCGCGAACTACGATAGCAATCTCCACGTTAACTCCAAAACTTTTAGCACGTTCTGCAACTTCTAAAATTTTAGGTACATACCTTGTACCATTAAAAAAGAACGGACAACTGACGTTGGCAAAATAATAATCTTTACCTTCAAATACGTCCTCAGTTAATAGTTCAGGATTAACCCAATACTCGGCAAAAGGTTCCTGATCACTAGGTACCCAATAGTTGTTTAACATGTCAGTCCACCCTTCCACATCAGGATGAAGGCTTAGTAAACGGCTGAATATATGATTGCCAGATCCCTGTGGACCTGTTACTATTAAAAGTTTTTTCATTGAGGATTTGTCTTAGCTAACTCTTTCAAATAGTCGTCAGTCTTATCTGTCATAACACCGGTAATTTGTAATGTTACTCTAGGATGGAATCCGGCGTTGGCCGTGCTATGAGGAACGTTACGCCAATCAAATGTAGTAACATCTCCGGCCTTCCAGTTACGATGAACAAAATTGCCATATTCCCAAAACTGTCCAGGTTGCCAATCGGTTAAGGCGATAAAAACTCGTAGTACTCTTTCTGGTTTTTCCGGAAACCATTTGTACAATTTATCAATATGTAAATGCCATAGTTGTCCTGGACGCTGTACATGAATACGATTCATACAATCTTGTAATCCAAAATTATCACTGATAGCCTGCAACTTAGGGCCAAGTTGCCAAGCAAGATCAGTAATGATTACTTTGGGATCAATACCAACTCTTTCCAAATCATATTCTTCATCTTCTAGTTCTGGTTTAGGCACAAACACGCCTTCTCCCTTAAACCCGCGTGTTTCCCAGTTAGCTGGTTTACTTTCTGTAAGTATCTGTTCTAACTCGTCATCCCAGTTAGGTGCTATTTTACCTAGTTGAATAACGGTGTCCCATCTAGGATCAATGGTATCATTATCAAAATGATACTGACTTATTTCACGTAGTTTATCAAAACTGCTCTTTTTCATATTACCTTTACCTTTATATCGTTAGCCGGATAATTTTGGAAATATTCAACCGGGGGAATAGTAATATTTAATGCTTTGCTTAAATGCTGATTTGTATCTACATCAATGCCTTTAAAAGTGTTCCAAGCCTGTAATATATCTCGATTTTGATCTTGAATAATACCTGCCATGGTTTTTAAATTTTTGTAATAACCTACATAACTAGGATATGTGATATCAAAATGACCGCATTTTACCCACCAGCCCAAGCAAGCATCATTACCACGATGTACTAGTACAACAGGACAATCGGGCCAAGTTTTCTTTAGATAGTCTATTTGATGGGCAAATACATGACTTTTAACAATGCGTATTCCATTCCCGTCGAATGGTTTATCAAATTCTTTTTCGCATTGCTCTTTAGTAAAATCTTGTAACCTATCAAAGAATCCACCAAACTCCATTCCTGGGTCGTAATAGGCCCCAAGGTGCATCAAATCCATAGTACCTGACGCATCGTGATAATAGGTACGAATATCAGTATAGTCACTTCGATCAATATCGGAGCTATAATAAATGTTTTTAACAACACTACTCCATTTACTTCCAGGTGCACCAGCTACAAATATATATTTCATTTTGCAATACTCGCAATATTGTCTTTATATATAGCATTTTGTTTAAACACCGTGCTGTTCCACCATACTAGATTCTTTAATGCTTTCTTAGTAGTCAATGCTTCTAAGTGCTTCATAGCATCATTAACTTGTGTACCAACTAGGAATTCATATTTACCGTTGTCCTTTTCAATAACTGCCATTGACTCTGTGTCAGCTAACATCTCTTTTAATGCTTGGCGCAGTTTGTCACGATTAGGGTTACCTTTGTTAACCCATAAACTTTTTTGTAATACATCGCGCCAGTTCTTTACTAACATATAGGTGTCATACAAATCACCCTTGGGATATTTGCCCCACTTAGCTTTGTAAACTTCTTCAAAGAATTGTTCTTTAGGGAAGTTAGGGTCAGCAACAACTCGCCCTGTCTTAATGTTTAGTACACCTTCGTTGAACCATGGACCAACATTAGGGATAGTAGTAAAGAACTTCAAATAAGCACTGGGTGTTTCACGCATAGCAGTTAGTTCACCTCGAGTTAGTGATAGTCTGCGTTCACCTGCGTTCATGCCCGGAATGAACTTAAAGTTCTTGCTATTGTAACAACTTGCATATGCTTGAATATCTGGCAAGTCACCACATAACAACAATGTCATAGCAATCATGTCTGGATTGTTACCAGAACCTGCGGCAAATCTTAGGTCTTGAAATACATCTTTGTCGGTTCTGCGTACTGTTTGAATAGTAATGTTCATTGCACCTATCGCTTCCCAGTCGTTGTAGTTGTAGCGCACATCTTCAACTAGATAACTCTCAGCATTGCCACCGTGTGCAACCATTACAGTCTTATTATCAAATCTTAGTTCGTCTTGAAACTTATTGGCCCCGGGAATATCCCTGGCGCCTGGAATGTGTCTAATGACAATCTTTTCACCTAGTTTCTTTTCTAGTTCATGTGCCACGATGCTTGTCCACACGCTAGTACCGGCACCGGGTTCTTGAGGTACAACAAATGTGTAATCGGCATGTGCCAAACCTGTTAGAAACAATAACGACAATAATAGTTTTTTCATTTTTTCCTCTTAATGATAGTTAATTTTTGTTTTGCTAAAAAATATTCCGTAAACAATAGATATCAATGTAGCAACTAATAATCCAACGGATATAGGATGATGTAGTAGTTCGTCGATTTGATAAATGGTAAAGAACTGTTCACCCACTAGTTCAATCCTCGGGCTTAGTACAAATCCTATTAATACACAGGCTCTGCTGATCTTAAAATATCTTAGAACCATGCCTAGCACCGTACAGCCTATTAACATAGCATAATCTTCCCAACCACCTGTATATTCGGCGCAACTCCAAAATATTAAAATAATCAACGGAATAAAATAATACATTACTGGCACACGGGTAAGCATCGTGGCCCAACGAACAAACCATAGACTTATTAAAAATGTCAACAACAGACTTAATATAAAACTATAGTTCAAAGCATGAAAGAATACGGGATCAGCAAGTAGAGTCGGACTACCCATTTCTAATCCAACATACATAAACAGACTCATGACAATGACTTCGAATGGTGCTGCGGGAACACCAAACAAGATAGTAGGAATATATGCTGTAGATTTTTGTGCCATGTTAGCACCTTCAGCACCAACAACACCTCTTATATTTCCTTCACCGAACTTAACTAGATCATTTTTACCAGCGGCCACTGTTTGACTATACGCTAACCAATCAACAACTGCACCACCTACACCGGGTAACAAGCCAATGAATCCACCGATCAATCCCGAACGCATACTATCCCAACGATATTGCCAAGCATCCTTTGCACCTTGCCACATTTGTTTAACAATATTATTAGACACTGGTGTATATGATGCTTTATCGAACAAGGATTCTAATATTTCAGGCATTGCTAACAATCCCGACATTAGTGGCAATATCTGTATACCATGAGCAAGATAAAACCAACCTCCAGTAAATCGTTCAGCATTGGTAACTGGATTGGTTCCTACCAGTCCTAAGAATATTCCTAAAAATACACCAAACAATCCTCTTGCCCAGTATTCGTTATTAACAAAGGTCACTGTGGTCAAGGCTAGCAATAAGAAACATAACATTTCAGGTATGCCAAAATATGTAACAACATTGGCATAGTAAGGAAGAAATGCAAATACCAATATACCCCAAAATAGGCCTTGTCCGCAGGCACTAAAGATGCTGGCACTCAACGCCCTTGCACCTTCACCACGCTTTGCTAGTGGGAATCCATCAACCATTGTGGCGGCACTGCCACCTCCGCCCGGTATATTCATGACTACACTAGAAAACAAATCTCCCACGCTAGACGAAATAATTATCGAAGTAGTGAATACTACTAGGGAATATGGATCAGCTCTAAAGTAATCCATAAAAGCATAAACAGTTAGTAATGCTGTTGTTGCACCTGCGATAGGTATAATACCAAAAATAAAACCATATAATGTTCCAACTAGCAAATATGGCAGATAGTGAACATAGTCCATTATAGTTTCATTAAGTTTTGTATTTCATCGGGAAGCCAGTGGTCCTTGGTTCTTTCAGGATGCCAAACAACTCCGGCAACATTGCCATCTATCCACGCTTCGCAATCGCCATCATCATCTGTGGCCAATACTGTAGCACTGTGTTGTGGCAGTTTGATGTTTAATCCGTGAAAACTGTTTACCTGATGCTTTTGACCTTTATAGTTCACATCGTGTGTAATGCCACCACTATGTCCGGCTTTCTTTAGCACGGTGCCTCCCAGGGTATCTGTTAATAAAAAACATCCATGGCAAACACCTAATATAGGTTTATTATGCAACATCATTTGAGTTGCAAGTTTTAATTCTGTTGTGCGTCTTATCAAACGGTCGTCGCCGCCTGTGATAATAAAACAATCAACTTCATCAGCAATGGCTGTGAAATCTTGATCCAATCTGTTAGGGACAAAAAAGAGCGTATGCTCTTTCAAGTACGAGTACCACCCGTGCTCGATTGAATCATACGCTCGGCCTCTAAACTTGATAATTCTTTGGCTTAGAGCTATTCTCAAATTACCACCCGTATGCGTCTGCTACTAGTTCTTTACCAGCTTCAGCGGCAACGGTGTTCTTGCATGAAATTTCATACAGGTCTTTACGCATTGCTTCAACAAGTGCTTGTACACGAGCTTGTTCTTCAGCAGTAGTAACTAGTTGTTCTAGTTTACGAGCACCGATCTTGCTGTGGAAACCTTCGTCCTTGGCAATCTTACGATAGGCACCGGAGATAAAAGTGTCTTCGATACAATCTGCCATTTGATCCCAAACAGCTTCAGCACGACCTTCAGCAACCAACTGGTAAGCGGCTAAGGCTGCGGCGTCAGTTTCAGCTTGATACTTAGCCAATAGACCAGCACCTTTGGCAGTCGGTTTAGCAGCTTCGGCGGCAATAGCAGCTTCGACATCAACTGGCGAACCTTGGATGTGTTCAATAACTTCCTTAACTAGACGGAAGTGAACAGCTTCGTCGTGAGCTTGTTGAGTCAACAACTGTAGCTCTACCGGATCGGCGGCAGCGGCCATTTCGGCAACTTGTTTAGCGATTTCAACCATGTTCATACGCTCATTGACCATACGGCCAACAAAGTGTTCAACTAGTTCTTCTTGAGCCGGCTTACTGTCAAAGTAAGCTTTAACATTGTGCTGGCTAGCTTTAAAAAGTGCTTGGTTATCCGCTACAATTTTGTTAACAAATTCTTTCGCGTTCATAATATCTCCTTAAATATATTTAATGAAACACAAAACTCCAGACGATTTTCTTGAGTTAGTGCAATAATATTTACTCAAAACGGAAAAAAACTTAATGAACACTAAAATTTTAAACTTGATTAAAGAAAATTTACAAAAATCTTTTAGTTTACCAAAATATAAAAAAATCTTAGACAGTATTAATGAAGATACTATTATCGAAGATTTACCTTGGACGCCTGCTCGATATAGAAAGTTTAAAGATGCAGTTGAATTAGAAATAGATTTACCTTGCGATTATCAAGGTACATTAAAAGATATTGTCGATGATTTAAGCGAGCGTTATATATTGAGATTTTTTAGTGAGATTTGGAAACCCCGTACTAATGATTATGATTATACAGGATGGAAACTGGCCGAAACTATTACTGCCAGTAACCCAATAAAGGTTTTAGATGTCGGATGTGGTTATCATCCATTTAAAGGGAGAATACCAAACTTAATCGGAATTGATCCCTACAATAATCTAGCCGATTTTGAAGTTGATATTCTTGAATATCGAGTTAAACCAGAAAGCTTTGATCATATAATAGCATTAGGAAGTATTAACTTTAATAGCCGGGATGAAATAGAAGCCCGTTTTCAACATTGTGTTAATCTATTAATGAAGGGCGGAAAGTTTTATCTACGTGCTAATCCCGGGATTATCCATAAAAATGGTCCATATGTTGAAATATTCCCCTGGAATTTTGAAATAGTTAATGAATTTGCTGATAAATTTGGGCTAAACTTATTGGAATTCAAAAAAGATGCCAATAATAGACTATACTTTGTCTACGAAAAGCCTTGACACTTTGACACTTCTGCGTTATAATAACTACATTGTGTAACAACATAGGAGTGAAAATGGCAACAGTAGCAGGGGTTAAGATCAAACCCAAAGCAAAAAAGATCACCAGCGTTAGCATCCGCGAGAATGCCAAACGTGATCACAGCCCACAATGGGATGGTGTTGCTGATATGACTGCCGAACAATATGCGTCTCATTTCCGTAGTGCTATGAAGTATTACAACTTGGAAACTAGCGCAAAAGATTTGAAAGTTAAGGTCATCAATTGGATGGGCCGTAACGATTACTCTAAAGATCAAATCCAAGAGTTTAAGAAAACCAAAGACTGGCGTTGTCATTTGACCATGGGTGCTATTGCATCTTGTTTGTTAAAAGGTATGCCCGATGTTCGAGCAGATTTTAATAGCGGTAAGAGTGCAGTTACTTGGTTAAAGAACGAAATTGCCAAAATTATGGAAGCAGGGCAATACGATGTTGAAGTAGTAGTTGAGGAAAAAGGTGTCAAACCCCAAACTCAAGTTATTAACATCCAAGATCGTATCCGTGAACAAGCAGTTGCTATGAGTGACGAGATCGATGAAGCAATCGATAGTTGGATCATGGATCCAGAGGCTTTTGATCCTAAAGCAATCAAGTTAGTTAGTTTGTTACGTGGCAAGGGTGCCAAAGCCGCTCAAGCTCGTTATATTAAATCATTCTTTGCCAAAGGTATGGCAGAGCTTCATGAGCTAGCCAGTGGCAATGCCGATGAACAGTTGCGTGAAGGCTACAAGTTTGCTAGTCGTAAAAACGTTAAGAAGTTGATTGAGTTTTACGAAGGTATTGCTAGTGCTTGTGAACAGATTGCCGCAGAAGCCAAAGTGCTTAAGAAGCCACGTGCTAAAAAGGCTGTGCCTGCAGATAAGTTGGTTGCTAAATTGAAGTTTATGGTTCGTGACGACAAGTTAGGCATTGTAAGTGTTCCGCCAGCACAGATTGTTGGTGCTCAGGGTGTTGTAGTGTTTAACAACAAGACTCGAAAGTTAGGCTATTATATTGCTACTAGTACAGAAGGTTTTAGTGTTCGTGGTACTACACTACTAAACTTTACAGCAAAAAGCGTTCAACGCACACTACGTAAACCTGCGGAACAGATCAAAGAGTTCAAGGATCAAAATACACAACGACGTTTTGAAACTTGGTTTGGTAAGATCAAGACTACAGACACATTGTTGAATGGTCGATTTGGTGAAGATACTATTATCCTGAAAGTGTACAAGTGAGCATACTCTATTCGATTTTGTTTGCGTTAGCGTTGGCATTTAGTATTGCCAACTATGCTAACCAATATGAAAACGATGAAGATCAAAGTCCCCCTGTTGCCGAACAGGTCTATATTGTGAATACACGAGAGGACAAAGGCAACAAGTGGGACGACGATCCATTGGATAAGGATCGAATAGGGCCAGACGGAAGTGACGAAAAGAGATGACAATGCTTGACAAAAATCAGTGCGGTTGCTATAATTGTTTGAAAGAAGTAAAGGACCATAATGGATGGCCTATTACTATGTCAACTTTTATTGTATGCCCGATATGCGGTAATAAGCGTTGCCCAAAGGCAACAGATCATAATCTAGAATGTACTAACAGCAATGAACCAAATCAACCAGGAAGTCGATACTAACAGGTATCGCATAGACAGCGGAAAGTTTGAAGGCTGTATGCTTACTTACTGGGTTGTTAAAGACCAGGATAATCGAACGGTTTATTACCATTGGAGTCGATCAGAAGTTGAAATCAAATTAAAGGAATTACAAAATGGAAAATAGTTTGGAAGATTTGATGTACCAAGCGGGACTAACAGCCCAGGGTTCATGGGACAAAATGGATCAGTATGATCGAGATGCTGTACTAAAGTTGGTAAGTCTTGTTTTGGATCAATGCGTTGCCTTAGTAGAACAAAGTGGCCGTAGTTGCCAACATACGACATTTGACAAAAGTATAGTTGACTGCGTACATGGTTCTGCTGTACAATCGATTAAACAACATTTTAACATTAAAGAAAGCAAAGAGGTATGGCATGCTAAGTCTTAAAGAATGGATGGAACTGGTTGACTATAAGATCACCGAAGGCACAGACTATTATGCCTTTAGCCCCAACGCCTATAGCCTAAACGCTTGGAGCGGGACCCAAGATGGTTATAGTTTTGACATTGTGTTTGATACCAAGACACAAGTCGTTTACCAAGTTGAAGCCTGTGATTATCGACTCAATCGTGCTTATCGTTTGGTTCATCCTTTATATAAGGATCAAGTCCAAGCAGGTGAAAAGGCTTGGGATGGTACAAAATGGATTGACTTGGAAGTCGATGACGACTTCATTCAAAAGGCTCTTGCTATCAAGGATGGTAAGGACTATGATACTCGTGTCCAAATGGAGTTAGATATTCCGGAAGAGGACTTGCTGTTGTATATGAAAGAAGCGCACAAGCGTGATATGACTTTCAATGCGTTTATCGAAGAAGCACTTCGAACAATGATATCAAATTTTGAACAAGACCCCGAAGGCATGAAGGCCAGGGCAAAAGTAATGTTTGGTTCACCTAATGGAGCATGATAATGGCAAAGATTGGTCTTAGTTATAGCCGATGCGTTCGCGACATCGTGGATGGTAAAGTCAATGTCGGAGATGTGTTGGTAATCATTGCCCGCACAGATTTCAATCCAACTATTGACGAACAGTGGGCCAGCATTTGGGCAGGCTACCATGGTTATAGTCCATGGAGCAATCCTGAGTGGACATCTTACGCAGACGAGGACGAAGAAAAGTTCCGAGAAATAAGTATTGAACTTTATGAGACTGGTAGACTACATCAGCCTCGTCAGTTTGGTGCTAATGTTGCTCGTTTGCCTTATTACTGGTTAGAAGCAAGTTTACCTAAGGAAGAACTCGAATCTCGACCTGCTGTAAAAGAAGCATGGGAACGATTCCAAATTATTGCTGGATTGAGTTCAAATAATCCAGTATTAAATGATGATTTTTAAATGAAAGAGAATAATATGCTAGTACCAATGGTAGTGGAAAAGACCGGTCAAGGCGAACGAGCATTTGACATTTTTAGTCGCTTGCTTAATGAGCGAATTGTGTTTTTAAATGGCGGAGTGGATGATGCCAGTGCCAGTCTTGTTGTAGCACAAATGCTACATTTGGAAAGTGCTGACAGTGAAAAAGATATTCACTTTTATATCAACAGTCCTGGTGGTGTTATTACCAGCGGCATGGCAATTTACGATGTCATGCAGTTTGTTAAACCTGATGTGGCCACATATGTTATTGGGCAAGGTTGTTCAATGGGCAGTTTCCTAGCACAGGCAGGTACTCCAGGCAAGCGTTATATATTGCCACACAGTCGTCATATGATCCATCAGCCCAGTGGTGGTGCTCGTGGTATGCAAAGTGATATTGAAATCCAATACAAAGAAATCACTCAAATGAAAACCATGCTTACTAAATTGTATGTTAAACATAATACAGCAGGTAAGACCTACGAGGACTTTGAACGAGACATGGATCGTGATACATTTATGAGTGCCGAAGAAGCGTTAGCCTACGGACTATGTGACAAAATTGTCGAAAGTCGATAACAGGTAGCTAAATTCTCCCATAATCTTATGTAAATAATTACACTTATGGGAGAATCATTATGGCACAATACTTTATATTGGCATTTTTATTTACAGGTGGTTTATTAGGTTGGAGTTTATTTGCGTATACATTGGTACAAACTGTTTGTAGCCGTCGTAAAGAGTTGGATATGATTGATGAAATATCCGTCGAACTTAAAAAAATCAAACAAGATATCAAGGAACTTAAATAAGTTCAAGCGGCCTCCGAGCATCAACCCGCTAATTAGGATAAATAATCATAGGGAGAGTCCTATGAAGATTTATCTATATGTAAAACAACATAAAATAACAAAATTAAAATATTTCGGAATGACTGCTACTAAAGATCCTTATGTGTATTTAGGTTCTGGAAAACATTGGAGACGGCATTTAAAAGTTCACGGAAAAGATATTGATACATTAGAAGTATGGGAATTTACTAATATAGACGAATGCGAAAAATTTGCTTTGGATTTTTCTAAAAAAAATAATATTGTCGAATCTAAAGACTGGGCAAATTTAAGACCAGAAAATGGAAGAGATGGTCGAGCACCCGGTAGTCCTGGACTCAAAGGAGAAAAAAATCCAAATTGGGGAAAGACTGGTAACCAGACTTCTTTTTATGGTAAAAAACATAAACCCGAAACTATATTAAAATTAAAAGAGATAAAATCAAAACAACCAAAAGGCGGAAACAGTGTTAGAGCCAAAAAAGTAAAAACTCCGATTGGAGTATTTCCTTGTATGAATGATGCTGCAATAGCACTTGGAATGTCGACAGAAACATTAAGAACTAGGATTAGAAAAAATATTCCAGGTTTTGGGTTTGAATAAATTTAATAGCGGCCTTGGGCATCATTCCCGCTTTACAAATTCTGCTGCCTATGCTATTATTAACATAGGAGAAAAATAATGCAACCAGTCGTATACAAATATACAAGCACAAAGGAATATGTCGATGCCTTTCCATGTGCATATCGTCAGTGGCGTGCGGATAGCCACTGTAATACTATTCACGGATATTCATTTAGTATGAAGTTTTACTTTGGTACTAATGATTTAGATGCTCGCAATTGGGCTGCTGACTACGGCGGCCTTAAAGAACTTAAACGCTTTTTGGAGGACAAATTCGATCATACCCTTCTGGTCAGTTCCGATGATCCCCATCTTGAAGTATATAAACTACTACAAGAAAAGAAAATGGCCAAACTTACAATTTTGCCTAAACTTGGCTGCGAGGGGTTGGCCGATATGTTATACAAATATATCAATGCCGTATATATTCCCGATATGTGGGGACCAGGCGAAGCCGAGCGTTTGTGGTGCTATCGTGTAGAAGTTCGTGAGACTCAGAGCAATATGGCTTTTAGAGAAGGTCATAGAGAATGGAATGAGGACTTATTTGAAGGTTTTGAGTAAATTCGCTTAATGTATGGACTTAGCACGATTACTAGCCCGCTTTGTAGCAGGCATTATCAGCATAGTAGATGCCAGTAATCTCCGTAATCGTGTCTATACCGTAGAAAACGAACACGAACTTATGTGGACTGCCTTAGACGATATAGCTCGTATGTATAAAGATCACCCTAGTGGTGCTATGGCAGACCGTACATTAAAACAAATAGAAAAGAAATATGGCAGGTAAACTTTGGAGACTATGGGCCAAGGCTCTAGGCGAAAAGGCAGGCAGTACAGACAACGAATCAGATCGTATTGCCATTGTTCGATCAATCATCATATTATCGTATATTTTAACTAACTGCTTTATTGTAGCAGGCGTTATTCGTCATTGGAATCAATAAAATGAAAAAGATATTAGTAACTGGCGGTGCTGGCTTTCTTGGATCACATCTCTGTGAACGATTAGTAAAACAAGGCCATCATGTTCTATGTGTTGACAACTATTTTACAGGTAGTAAAAAAAACATTGAACATTTACTCAAGTTTCCAAACTTTGAAGTTATTCGGCAGGATATTTGTATTCCGCTTTATGTCGAAGTAGATGAGATTTATAATCTTGCCTGTCCTGCAAGTCCACAACATTATCAGCACGATCCAATTCAAACTATGAAAACATCTGTTATCGGTGCGTTCAATATGCTGGGGTTGGCTAAACGAACCGGTGCCAAGATCCTACAGGCCAGTACTAGCGAGTGTTATGGCGATCCCGCCGTACATCCACAGCCCGAAGGTTATTGGGGCAATGTAAACCCAATCGGCATTCGCAGTTGCTACGATGAAGGCAAACGTGCCGCAGAAACTCTGTTTATGGACTACCATCGTAAACATGGTGTTGATACTAAAATCATGCGTATCTTCAACACCTATGGTCCAAAGATGGCTGAAGGTGATGGACGTGTAGTCAGTAACTTTATTGTACAAGCATTACGTGGTGAAGACATTACCATTTACGGAGAAGGTGACCAAACTCGTAGTTTCTGTTATTTTGAAGACCTTTTAGATGGTATGATGTTGTTGATGCATAGCGATTATCACGAACCTGTCAACATTGGAAATCCTGGCGAATTTACCATCAAGGAATTGGCTGAGAAGGTCATTAAATTAACCAAGAGTAAGAGTAAAATTGTTTTTATGGATTTGCCAAAAGATGACCCTAAACAACGCAAGCCCGATATTACACTGGCTAAAGCATTATTAGATTGGGAACCGAAAATCAAATTGGATAAGGGGTTGGTTAAGACCATTGACTATTTCCGCAAAGTAGTGTACAATAATACTATGACACAGAAAGTAAACAATGATTAAACGAATTGGTTTTGCGTGTAAGTGGATCGATCACGTAGAACAAGTAGACGGTATTAAGGCAACAGATGATGCAAAACAATACAACACCGGAGGCACCACAATCTCCTGGCTCAACCGCCAAAAACGAGAAGTGGCTGAACAAAAACTTTGGGACATTATGGTCCAAAATATCGAATCAACTCGCCGTTTGGTGGAACGTGTATCCCGTTTGGATCCGCATCTTCGCATGGTTCGCATTAGCAGTGATATTTTGCCTGCTTACACCGAATCTAGCTGGAGCTATTTTTGGCGCCGTAGTGATGTTATGGAATACTGTGCTCGCCATTTTATCGCTATTGGCGAATGTGCTAGGCTCAATAATGTACGCCTTAGCTTTCATCCTGGACAGTTTACAGTACTGGCCAGTGATAATCCCGATATCGTCAACCGTAGCATAGAAGAATTTGAGTATCACACAGACATGGCTCGTTGGATGGGCTATGGTCAAACTTTCCAGGATTTTAAGATCAATGTACACATCAGTGGTCGCCAAGGTCCTGAAGGTATCCGCAAGGCGTTGAAACGCTTGAGCCCTGAGGCTCGTAATATGTTAACTATTGAAAACGAGGAGATTAGTTATGGTTTGGATGATTGTCTTGAGTTGGCTGATGTCGTTCCTATCGTATTGGACATTCATCACCATTGGATTAAAACAGGAGAATACCTCTCCCCCATGGACCCCCGTGTTGATAGGGTGGTTCAGTCTTGGCGTGGCGTTCGCCCTACTTGCCATTATTCTGTCAGCCGCGAAGATTGTCTCGTGGACCACGACACTACTATAAAGCCCGAGCATAGTTTACTTTTAGAAAACGGCTACAAAAAACAAAAACTGCGGGCCCATAGTGATTTCTATTGGAACGCCGCAGTTAATGATTGGGCTTTGGGGTTTACCGATCAGTTCGACATCATGTGCGAAAGTAAAGGTAAAAACCTGGCTAGTTTTGCCCTTGCCAATCAAGCTCGAGAATTAAACCTTCTTTGAACGTGGAGCACGTGGCTTTTTAGCAGGAGCTGGAGCAGGTTCAGCTTTAGCGGCACGTGGTTTACGTGTGGCCTTGACTGGCTTTTCAGCAACCACTGGAGCAGGAGCAGCCTTAGGAGCACGCGGCTTACGTGGCTTCTTGGCGACAGGTGCTTCTTCAACTACAGTAGCAGGTACAGGTGCTTCTTCAACTACAGGAGCAGGTGCTTCGATCTTGTAGGGTGCAGTTTCCTCAACTGTGGTAGTTGCAGCCGCTTTGGGTTTACGATTATAATAATAAACAAGACCAGCAAGAGCAACAAGAGTAATAACGATAATGAGTTCCATGTTATGGATTCCTTTATATAAATGTACAGTTATTTAACAGCCGCTAAATACTGATATGCAAAAAATGAAGTCAAGTGCCAATTTACCTTTAAACCACATTGGCTGTACTACGCAAAGACAGGGAAAGTTCGTAGTTAGGGGTCCTTGGATGCCCTGTTAACCACTTGACGAGATATTTACCTATGTATAATTTTATCAAATCACTTAATGAAGGTCGTACTCCTAAAGAGTTAACACAAACTCCATTACCTTATGCTCGAGATGCACTAGGTCGTAGTCTAAGTAAGGCCGCATTAGATTATCACTACGGACAACTATACAAGGGCTATGTTGACCGTTTTAACAAGGGCGAAGGCGATCCCGACTTTAATGAAGCAGGTGCTTTCCTGCACGACATTTACTTTACACAGTTTCGTTCACCTAAGAGTTCAAACACTCCTACCGGTGCAATCAAAGATTTTATTGACGAACATTTTAAATCTTTTGATAAATTTAAAGACAAATTTGAAGAAACCGCAATGAAAATTCAAGGCAGCGGTTGGGTTTATTTGTCTAAAAGTGGCGAGATTAAAACTATTACAAATCACGAAATTAAAAAAGATATAGTGATACTTGTAGACTGGTGGGAACACTCTTTTATGACAGATTTTGGTACTGATAAGAAAAAATATTTAGAAAATCAATGGAAAATCATCGATTGGGACAAGATTAATAACAAAATGGAGGGCAAATAGTTGTTAGTTAACGGTCAATGACCAAAATGTATGTTATACTTTATATGGAGTAAAAGTATGCCCAACAATAATATAGAAGCAATCGTACATATTGAGGAGTACGATGAAGAAGAATACGGTGCAGATGACTTTGGTTTTGTCCTAGGTCCAGATGGTGAATTAAAAAGTTTTATGATTCCCGAACACTTAATGGATGATCCTCCAGAAGAAGTAATGATGATCCTAAGTATATTTGGGATCGATGATATTAACGAATTAGGCAATAGAACTTTACATTGATATTTTAGGTAAATACCTCTATAGACTTTAAGTTTCTAGAGGATTTACATGATTCAGCCCCTAAGTTTTCCATCCGATGCTATATCAATAACACCGGTAGATATAACTGAAACACTTACATTTAGTATTTCGGTAAAAAGACGTACCAATCCGGATGGACTTACCCTAGAGCAGTTTGTTCAAGGTATTGATGCGGGCACACATTCTCCCCTAGATAGAGATACATTCACTGATCACTTTGGTGCTTTTAACGCCGATTTATATATAGTTTCATCTTGGGCAGAAGAAAATGGACTTACTGTAGTAAGTTCTAATAATCGAACAGCATTAGTAAAACTTTCTGGAACTATAGAACAAATCAATAGTTTATTTGGAATAACACTATCCACAGTAACCACACCGACTAGAACTTACAATACCTACGAAGGTTCATTAGCTGTTCCTAATAATGTTGCAAATGTAATAACATATGTTTTTGATCTAGATCAACCACACGATACAACAAGAATACGTTCAGAAGCAACTGCTGAATCACTTTCAGGATCGGTTTCATTATTACCTACCGCGGTTGCCAGCGCATATCAATTTCCTGATAGTACAGGTGCAGGCACATGCATTGCATTATTAGAGTTTGGTGGTGGATTTACCGCACAAAACATTCAATCATCTTTTGTTCAAAACGGTCTTCCAGTACCAAATGTAGTAGTACCACCTACTGATTCGTCTAATAACATTAGTCAAACAAACTACAATACAGAAGTTATGTTGGACATTTATGTTGCAGGCGGTGTTGCTCCAGGAGCAACTATTGCTGTTTATTTTATTAATACTTGGCAAGATATATTAACCTACATTATAGACGACAGTATTAACAAACCTAGCGTTATTTCTATCAGTTGGGCAAGAGCCGAAGGTGTTACTAGCCCATCTCAGTATCCTCTTAGTTTTATTGCAACAATAGATTCACAGGTATTTTCTGTTGCCAAGGCCATGGGGATAACCATTGTTGCAGCTTCAGGAGATTATGGAAGTACATTTAGTGGAAGTAGTAGTCCTGTCGAAGTATGCTGGCCGGCCAGCAGTCCTTATGTACTAGGTGTTGGCGGAACTTCATTAACACTTAATGTTAACAACACTATAGCACAAGAAATAGCCTGGTACCAAGGACCTTATCCAGGCGGCAGTGGTAGTGGGGGAGGGCTTAGTCAAGCATATACAACACCGTCTTGGCAATCAGGATTAACTTATACTCCATATTCTAGAACAACAGGAAATGGCTCTGCTACAACATTACCTACTAGAGGTGTGCCTGATGTAGCAGCCAATGCTGATCCTGCATCTGGTTATCAATATTATGCATATCTCGGTACTTCTCAATCTAACAAATTAGTCCAATACGGAGGTACTAGTGCTGCCGCTCCATTATGGGCAGGATTGATTGCAAGATTAAATTCATTATTAGGTAAAAATATGGGATATGTAAATCCATATTTTTATCAAAATACTAGATTTTTTAATGATATAACTGTTGGCAATAATGCCACTAATGTAACAACAGGATATGCAGCCACAACAGGATGGGATGCTGTTACAGGATTAGGTACTCCTAATGGTCAATCAATATACCTAGAGTCTTCGCCGCCGGCCGTAGGAAATACATCAACAATAGTTGCATACAATAGTAGTAATAATATATTGCCGTTGTCTATTACTAATGTTTATACTAGTGTAGGAATAGTGTCCTTACCAACTAACGGAACTGCAAATGTATCCGGATTAGAAATTTTATATACACCAAATATCGGTTATACAGGTACTGATACTGTATCTTATAATGCAACTAACTCTATAGGAACATCGCCGGCGGGTATTGTAAGCATTACAGTTATCCCGCCAGATCTTCCGATAGCATCTAACTCCAATGTTTCGATTTATCAAAATTCTTTAAATAACTCAATATCTCTATCTGTTACTAATTTTCCTGTATATTTTGATATAGTTACTCCTCCACTAAATGGAACTGCAACCACATCAACTTATGCTACAATAACATATACACCAACTGTTGGTTTTGATGGGAGTGATTCATTTAGTTTTCAGGCCAGTAATATAAATGGTATTTCAAATACTGCAACCGTAAACATTAATGTACAAGCAGTACCTTTAACTTTATCGCCAACATCGTTAGCCAATGATATTATATCAAGAACAATTAATCCAGTAACATATTCAGTTACTGGAGGAACTAGTCCTTATTTCTCATCTGCTAGTTCTTTGCCCAGTGGGTTAACTTTTAATACTAATACATTTATTTTATCAGGTACTCCTACTATAGCAGGTACATTTACATTTACGGTTGCGGTAGTTGATAGCAGTTATCCTACAAGGCTATCTACATCATCTGCTTATAGCCTATATATATTAAACAATCTATATTGGATAACCAGCAACTCAGTATTAGGTCAAGCAGGGCCAGGAGTATGGACACCAAATCCTCCATTACAAACGTCTGATCCAACTGCAACATTTAATATATTGTCTGGGTCTTTGCCTCCTGGATTGAGTATGAATACTTCCACAGGAGTTATAACAGGAAACCCTGTTAATCTAACAACCAGTTCAAACTATATTTTTACAGTTAGAGCATCTAGTCAACTACTTTCGCAAATAGCCGATAAATCATTTTCAATATATTATATTGGAGAAGACTCACCAGTTTGGGTTACACCAAGTACTTTAGGAACTTTTATAGATCGAGATTATGTAAGTATTCAGCTAGAAGCAAGACCGCCGGGGGGTGCATTATCAGATTATCAGATTAGATATAATCTAACTAGTATAATACCAAACAACTTAACTTTTAGCCCATCTGGAATAATATCGGGAATATTAGATACCAAGGTAGGCCTAAATCAGTTTGTTAACAAATCATTTACAGTAGAAGCAACTAATGGATATACAACATCCACGCAGACTTTTGTAATGACTGTTACCAATACTAGTTCGATACAGGCACCAGAATTTATAAATGGAACAGATTTAGGAATCATTAAAGATAACAGTAATCAATATCTTCCGGTTACTGCCTACGATCCCGAACCGTGGGCAGGTCCTTTAACCTATAGTACTTCAACTGTTTTACCTTTGGGATTAACTCTGGACACCAATAGCGGGTATCTGTATGGTCATATCAATGCACAAACAAACTACAGACAATCTTATAATATCCCTATCACGGCTACCAAAGTAAGTAAATTTATTGGATCGTCAATTTCTGTTGTTAATACTTTTACTCTTACTGTACTACAAAGTAATGCTGATGTAATATCTTGGTCAGGGCCTACAAACTTAGGTACATTAATAGCCGAAGAACCTAGTAATCTACATATATCAGCTACACATATACAAACTCAATATCCATTAGTATACTCACAAGTTGGATCAACTGCATTACCAGGTGGGCTTACCCTAACAAACAATGGAGATATTATAGGAGTTACTACTGCTTCAGGAACATACACTATTACTGTTGTTGCAACCACTGGCACTGTTTACAACAATGTATCATGGGCAAATACTGTAGCTAGCGGAGTTTATACTACCGCTGTTAGTACAGCAGAAAGTTTTACATTTACAGTTAAGGGCACTAGTCTACCATATACCAATATATATCTAAGTCCACTGTTGCCAGCGGCACAACGAACAGCATATAATACTTTTATTAATAACTCATCTGTGTTTCCTGCTAGTTTAATATACCGTGCAGATGATCCTAATTTTGGATTAAAATCTAAAATTAAGGCATATTTAGAGTATGGCATTCAAGAACTAAACTCATCTACTGATTATGTATCTGCGTTACAGGAAAACTTTCACAAAGAACAACTATATTTTGGACCTGTAAGTAGTATTACAGCTATAGACAATAACGGAAACGCAATCTATGATGTAGTATATGTGCCAGTAAGCGACCATCATAGTTCTTTACATAGTGTTCAAATAAATGGAAAAACTTATTACCCTGGTAGTTTAGCCAATATGAAATCTAACCTAGCAAGTTTAAACTCAGGAACAATCAGTATAAATCCAAATCTATTACCGCTTTGGCAACAAACTGCTATCAACTCAGGTGTTGGATTTATTAACGGAGTTGTAATATGTTATGCTAATGCCAAGCAAGGGGCTAAGATAGTAAGCAGAGTTAACAGTGCAGCAAACACCAGCGGATTTAACTTTAATCAACTTAAATTTACCATAGACCGTATTGTTGTTGAACAAATGTTGAGTACAGTTTACACTACTGGCTCTTCATATTTGATTTTTCCAAATACAGCCATATAAGAAAAAACAATAAATATACAATAAAAATAACTAGGTATTTTGAAAAATGACCATTACCAATAGACCAAATCTTACTTCTTTGCCAGTGATTACTAGCCCAACAGTCGGTACGACTGAGTTCATTGTCCAAGTTGGTGGGGTGGATGGCCTTATTACAACTCCTCAAGTTTTAGAACTACTTAATCAAACGCCACTGCCGCAAGGACCGACTGGTGCTCAAGGCACCCAGGGAACTCAAGGTTTACAGGGATTTCAGGGAACTCAAGGTTTACAGGGCATACAAGGCATTCAAGGGTTACAGGGAAATCAAGGTATTCAAGGTATTCAAGGGATACAGGGCCTGCAGGGAACTCAAGGGACCCAAGGTTTACAAGGCATTCAAGGACTACAAGGTAATCAAGGACTTCAAGGACTTCAAGGACTACAGGGTGTTACTCCAAATACAGTACAAAATGTAATAGGCGGTAATACCGGTAGTATTCTTATTCAAAGTGCGCCTAATACCACTGCATTTATTCCCATCGGTTCAACTGGTACTATCCTATTAAGCCAGGGTAATACAGCCACTTGGGTTACAACTTCTAGTATCGGGGTAGGATTTGCTAATCAAACAAATCTTGCTCAAATATTAAACACAGATTCTAGTGTGTTTTATCCTGTATTGGCCAAGGGAACTTTCCCAGGGTTTTCAGCAGAATATGCTACTACTAATGTAAGTTATAGTAATAATGTATTTTCTGCACCGATTGTTAATGTATTGAGTACAGCCAACACGGTTGTTACAGCAAGTAATGCTTTATATGTTGCCGGGGGTGCTGGCATCGACGGTGACATCTATCTCGGTGGATACATATATCACAACGGAGTACAGTTTACAGGGCCGCAAGGTGCTACTGGTAGCCAAGGTATTCAAGGTTTACAGGGAAATCAAGGTATTCAAGGTTTACAGGGAAATCAAGGTATTCAAGGTTTACAGGGAAATCAAGGTATCCAAGGTATCCAAGGTATTCAAGGTATTCAAGGTATTCAAGGTATTCAAGGATCAAACGGTACACAAGGATTTACGGGCGGTATCGGGGCTCAAGGTATTCAAGGTACTCAGGGCTTGCAAGGACTTCAAGGTAGTCAGGGCACACAAGGAACTCAGGGAACACAAGGTTTACAAGGAATATCGGTTCAAGGAACCACCGGCATCCAAGGAACACAGGGTATTCAAGGTCCAGCCATACAAGGTGTTCAAGGACAAGCAGGTAGTGTCCAAGGAATTCAAGGCATCCAAGGAACTCAAGGGCCTTCTATACAAGGTGTTTACGGAACGCAAGGTACACAAGGAACTCAGGGCATCCAAGGTGTTCAAGGTGTTCAAGGTACATCAGTTCAAGGTGTTTACGGAACGCAAGGTACACAGGGAACACAAGGAACTCAAGGTTTACAGGGTGCAGGAATACAAGGTGTTCAAGGACAAGCAGGTAGCATTCAAGGGCAAACTGGGGTACAGGGCTTCCAAGGGGCAAATGGTTCTGGTAATCAAGGAACAACAGGTGCTACTGGTCTACAAGGTAGTGCTGGTAGCAGTGGAGGCAGTGGTACTCAGGGTAGTACTGGTCTACAAGGTAGTGCTGGTAGCAGTGGAGGCAGTGGTACTCAGGGTAGTACTGGTCTACAAGGTAGTGCTGGTAGCAGTGGTGGCACAGGTTCTCAGGGAACAACAGGTGCTACGGGACCACAAGGTACTACAGGTGCCACCGGACCGCAAGGAACTACTGGTACCCAAGGATTTGTTGGTTCTACCGGACCGCAAGGAACTACTGGTGCTACAGGCGCTCAAGGTACAACTGGATCTACAGGTGCACAGGGAACTACTGGAGGTGCAGGACCACAAGGTAATCCAGGCTCTACTGGACCACAAGGAACTGCTGGATCTAATGGTTCTAATGGTTCTACCGGACTGCAAGGATATACCGGATCAACAGGATCAACTGGGCCGCAAGGTACCACAGGATCAACTGGCAGTACAGGAGGCACAGGTCCGCAAGGTACCAGTGGTGCTACACTAAGTATTTCTAATAGTTATGTCGTTTACGGTACCGGAAGTGGTGTAACTGGTAGCAGTGGATTAACCTATAACGGAGATTTGACTTGCGGCGGAAACGTCACAGCATATTCCGATGAGCGTATTAAAACAGATGTAAAAACTATACAAAATGCGTTAGATAAAGTAATGTCTATGCGAGGTGTAACATACACACGTTTGGATAATAATAAAGACGGTACAGGTGTTATTGCTCAAGAAATACAAAAAATATTACCAGAAGTTGTTATCGATAACGAAAATGGATTGTTAAGTGTTGCTTACGGTAATATTGTAGGCGTATTAATTGAAGCTATTAAAGAGTTAACAACAGAAATAGCAGCACTCAAGAATAGTTAAGTACAACTACCCCTAACCTTAAATAGTTTGTCTAAAATTATTTAAGGTTACATGAGCTTAATATCCAAATTTAAAAAGTACGGCTTGGTCAAATGTGCCATAGATGCCGGTGGCAGCATACATCCACTCATAATTCCAGCAGATCAAACCAATGGCACTGGATTAATGAACCCTTCCATTTATATAGATGGAGACAAAATCCTGTGTAACATTCGCCATGTAAACTATACATTATACCATTCTGAGCGCAAACAATTCCAACATCGTTGGGGGCCTTTACAATATATTCATCCTGAAAACGATATTAAACTGCGTACTTGGAATTATATTGCTGAACTAAATGAAGATTTAACCATTAAAACAGTAAACAAAGTAGATACATCAAAGTTAGATGTAGAACCACTTTGGGAGTTTATTGGTCTAGAAGATGCTAGATTATTTCGATGGAATGATACGCTTTATCATTGTGGTGTTCGTAGAGATACCACAACTAATGGACAAGGACGTATGGAACTGTCTGAGTTAGAGATTTCAAGTAGCTCAGCAAAAGAAATAAAAAGAACAAGAATCCCCGCTACTAAACTAAACGATACATATTGCGAAAAAAACTGGATGCCAGTCTTGGATCAACCGTTTACATACGTTAAATGGTGTAATCCAACAGAAGTTGTAAAATTTGATCCGGTAAACAATACTACAACTACTATTCATTTAGATGAAACCACGTACATTCAAGGAGTTCCAGACTTTAGAGGAAGTAGCCATGTTATTCCGTACGGCGATTATTATATTGCTTTGATACACGAGGTAAACTTGTTTAAGAGTCCTGCAGGAGAAAAGGACGGAACATATCTTCATAGATTTCTAGTTTGGGATAAAAACTGGAACTTGATCAAATATACTGACACATTTAGTTTCATGAAGGCTGATATCGAGTTTTGCTGTGGAGCAACATTTTATAAAGGAGACTTATTGTTGTCCTTTGGATTCCAAGATAATGCTGCATTTATTGTTAAAATGCCAGAATCACTTTTAGCAGATTTATTGAAAGAATAAAATGCAACTAACACAACTTTCTTATTACATTGATAACCCAGAAGATTCGGATGCTAATTTTAACCTAGCACTGGAATACGATTCATTAGGTCAAACAGGTGCTGCATTGAGTTTTTATCTACGTGCCGCAGAACGTGCCACTGACGATTTAAAACAATATGAAGCATTACTTAAATGTGCTAGATGTTTTGATCGGCAAGGTCTCAGAGACATGACCGAAGAAGCAATCTTACAAAAAGCCATCGTACTAATACACAACAGACCAGAAGCATATTTCTTGTTAAGCAGATTATACGAAAAGAAAAAAGATTGGCAAAACTCTTATACATTTGCTGTATTAGGGCTAACAATATGTGAGTTTAATCAAGATCCATTACGATCAGATGTATTATATCCGGGGTGGTATGGATTATATTTCCAAAAAGGTGTAGCAGCATGGTGGGTTGGTAAAAATGAAGAGGCCCGAGAAATCATGGCTGATCTAAAATACAACTATCCTATGGAAGAGTTATTTTCAAATATTGTAGAAAATAATCTTAACTCTATTGGTTATCCTCAAAATACAGCAACTCGATATACAGTATCTAAATATAAAAAGTCAATGTTAGACAATATACGATTTAAGTTTAATAACATCGAAACAATCGATGACAACTATTCGCAATCATATCAAGACATGTTTGTGCTATCTATGTTAAATGGAAAAACAAACGGAACTTATTTAGAAATAGGTAGTGCCGATCCATTTAAAAGCAATAACACAGCATTATTAGAAACTAAATTCGGATGGACTGGCGCTAGTATTGATTTTAACAGGGAACTTGTTGAAAAGTTCATGAACGAAAGAAATAATCTAGTGTTTTGTTTAGACGCTACACAAATTGATTACACCAAGTTCATTGATAAAGTTAACTTAGAAAAGACAATAGATTTTCTTCAACTAGATTGCGATCCTCCTGAGCAAACATTTAATATCTTAAAAAAAATACCATTCGACACACACAAGTTTGCGGTAATCACTTATGAACACGATTACTATGTTGATCAATCAATACGAGACCAGTCTAGAGAGTTTTTGAAATCTAAAGGGTATGTATTAGTTGCCAACGACATTGGATATAATAAACTTCACAGTTATGAAGATTGGTGGGCACACCCTGATCTAATAGATGCGGAAGTGCTTGCTAAGATGCAGAATGTTACTGAATATAATTTACAGTATGCTGGAGACTATATGTTCCCAGAGCCTACTGTAGTTAAGGCACCTCTCATTAATAGAAGTATTAATACTGTTATTTCTAATAGCAAAATCAATAGCAATCCTAGACCGGGATTTTGGGTCGTAGATAACTTTTATAAAGATCCGGATGCTATTAGAAAGTTTGCACTTGAACAAGAATATCATCAAGGTGGTATCGGTCGGGGATATATTGGACGTAGAACTTTTAAACAGTTTTTATTCCCTGAACTAAAACCTGAGTTTGAACGTATCATGGGTCGCGAAATCACTGCGTGGGAAGAACATGGTATGAATGGTCGTTTTCAATATAACACAGAAGGTGAGCCATTAGTTTATCATTGCGACAGTCAAAAATGGGCTGCTATGATTTATCTAACTCCCGATGCTCCTTTCGAAACAGGTACAGGCACACATGCCATTAAAAAGAATAGAGTGTTCCATAACAGTCAAGAAGGCATTATGGAGGCGTTTAGACCGGGTTCGCAAAATCTAGATAAAACTATTTTAGAACCTGTAGATGTTATCGGAAATGTTTACAACAGATTAGTTATTTTTAACGCAGGATACCTACATTCTGCACTGGGATATTTTGGATATAATCAAGATAACTGTAGACTATGGCAGATGTTCTTTTTTGATTGATTTTTAACAATAAATAAGACTATCTGGAGATAACAATGACATCGGCACTGCCATATATTAACAAAATTAATGTAAACTACCCAACATCCGGAGTACTTAACAATGCTCAAGGATTTCGCGATAATTTTGGAAATATTAAACAGGCCTTGGCAAGTTTAGATTCTTATATGAATGCGTTGGCTAGTCCACCGTCTAATATAAATGCCCCAAGTGTTACTGCAACTACTATAGTTGCGTCACAAACTTTACAGTTAGGTGCTAACAACTTTATTACTGTAGGTTCATCAAACGAAACTAAAGTTCAAGGTGTTAATCCTAATGGGACTGCTGCTGTAGGATCTATAGCATTTTTTCCTAATGTTATACCAATAGCAGTTAAAAGTATTTCGTCTAGTTCACATTCTATTACAACTTTCAATACTACAACAAATATTTTACCAGGTGCTTCATTTACACCTGTTAATACAACCACAGTTTATACTGTCACAGGTGTAGATGGATATACCATTTATGTTAGTCCAGATCCTGGATTTGACGATGTAGGAATAAACATTACAAATCCTATTTTTCAGGACTACACTGTTATTAATGCCAGTACAGTTAGTAATTTAATTTCGTCAGCATTTGCAGGAATAGTCACTCTAACAGACGGACACGATTCAACTTCAACTACATCAGGTGCCTTACAGGTACAAGGCGGTATGGGAGTTAGTGGTAATGTATATGTTAATAGTAATACTAATATCACTGGCGATGTAAATCTAGTGGGAAACTATACATCAAACTCTGCAAATACAGTATTAAACGGATTAATGGTAGCAGGTAATCTTACTCTTGCAGATTCTAACAACGATGCTTCACCAACTCTAGTACTAAATGTTAATTCATGGGATTCGTCATTTAATGCTAACGGCGGATATCAGGTATTTCCTGGAGGAATGATATGGATGTGGGGTGTAAGTTCATATATTCCATTCGATAATCAAGGGTCTGTGGTGTTTCCGACATTACCAGGATATTCAACTCCCGGATTTCCAAATGCCTGTGTTAATGCACAAACAGTTGTACAAAACTCAGCGGCTACTACAAATTATGCTATGATGTCTCAGATTGTAAGTATATCAGCACAAGGCCTAACTCTAATAAACAACAAAACACACAACGGTGCCAATGGCGGCAGTAGTGTTATTTGGTTTGCAACAGGTTATTGACCCAATAAATAAAGATAAAAACAATGACCGCAGCCTTAACTAGTACACAACTTATTAATACACTATATCCACAATCGGGTATAGATAACTCCAGCCAGACATTTAGAAATAATTTCAACTATATACAAACTTCGTTGAATGATTTAAACTCCTACATGGATAACTTAGCAGGAACTACATTAAATGTAAATGCATCAACTGTTACTGCTACACAACTATTATCTGCATTAACCTTGTTAAAATTAGGTACAGGAACTAACATCAGTACCGGACAGTTAGGCGATATTGTTATCACTGGACAAAATCCAGACGGAACAGCAGCAGCAGGGTCTGTGGGGTTTTTTAAAAACGGAAGTAATCCTATATTCCAAGATTTTGTAGTAGTGACTAGTAGCGATGTTAATAAGATGATATCGCAGTCATTTAATCAAGATTTAATATTATCTGCTGGAGATGATTCAGATGCTTATACCAACGGTACGTTAGTTGTAGAAGGTGGGGTCGGTATTAGCAAAACATTAAATGTTGGTGGCGGTCTTGGCATTAATGGAAACTTAACTGTTCAAGGAAATCTGATCAATACATCAAGTAATGTAACGTTTAACGGTGTTACCTTAACTGGCAATTTAATACTTAAAGATAAAAATAATGATGCATCCCCTGCTATTATTTTAAACACATCATCTTTTTTAAACTTTTTTGTTACTTCAGACACACAATCAATCACTTCCTCTACATCGTCTGCTACTAATCTTACCTCAGGATATCAAATATTACCCACAGGATTAATAATGATGTGGGGGACTACTGGGTTAGTTTCTTGGCAATCGACAAATACAATTCCATTCCCAACATTGCCTGGACAATCTAATCCCGGATTTCCAAATGCATGTTTAAATCTTCAAATGAGCTATTGGAACTTAAACTACAATGCAGGGGCCGCAGGAACACCGCCAGCAAATAATACTCCAGGAACACCCGGAGCATTTTATTGGGACGTATTTCCAAATATTGTTAGTTATAACAATTCTTCGTTTGTGTTTATGAGTAATGCATCAGCAGTTCAAAACTCTTCGGCCGGAGCGTTTACTTGGTTTGCAATAGGACACTAAAATTATGAGCACAACTGGCGCAACACAATATATTAATAATATAAATTCCCTATACCCCCTTCCTGGCGAAAATAATAACGCACAGGGGTTTCGTGACAATTTCAATAATATACAAGCATCGTTAACTACATTAAACTCGTATATAGATACACTAGCAGCTACTATTAATAATACAACTACTAATATTATTACAGGAACTCATATTGTTAATGCTTTAAAAACTTTAAAATTAGGTTCTATAGATTCTATTAGCATCGGTCAGTTGAATGATGTTGTAGTTATTGGAAAAAACGCAAACAATACCCCTGCCGCAGGTTCTATAGCAATGTTTCCAAATGTTGTACCAATGTCTATAGAATCTCTATCGGCTGCTACTAGTAGTTTTATGTCTTATAATACAACAACCGAACTACTAGTAGGGGGAACATTTTATGGAAAAAATCCCACTGCTAGTGGCCCATATACTATAACTGCTATAGACGGTTATACTGTTTATTTTGACCCCCCGCCGACATTTGTTGACAATGTTGTATATGTTACAAATCCAACATTTGAGTTATTCACTGTAATCAATGCCAACACTGTAACAACTTTACTTTCAGAAGCATTTAGTCAGGATGTTGTATTTTCTGCTGGAATAGAATCAACAGCATATAATACAGGAACTTTGGTTGTACAAGGAGGGGTTGGTATTACAAACTCTCTAAATATCAACGGTAACCTGGTAGTTAATGGAAATATGAATGTGCAAGGTAATCTATCAAGCACATCAACTTCTGTAAAATTTGTTAATTTAACCATAGACGGTGATCTAATATTCACTGATGCAAATCAAGTAATAGAACAAAGAAATAATACTGCTACATGGAGATGTAGTCTTACAGGTGGCGACGGTACTGGAAACACTACAGGAGTCGGATACCATGTATTACCCAGTGGATTAATTATGATTTGGGGCACTTTGGCCAATGCGGCCTTTAATACTTCCTCAGCAGGAAACATTACTACCACTATATCATTCCCGATCATCCCCGGTATCTCCCCAATACAAAACGGAGTTCAACAAACAGGTTTTCCAAACGGTGCATTACAAGTAATGGCAACTGCATGGAATATCACAGACGACAATGGTATTGATTCACAGGTCCAAGTAGTCAATACAGCAGCTACCGGATTTAATATTAGATTTATTAACTCACCCGGTTACAGTTCTACTCCAGCATCGGGAGTCGAAGCAATCGAATGGATGGCTATAGGATTTTAATATGTTCAATCCCTTATTACCAGATTTAAGCAAAATGAAAGATCAAGATCTCGATAACAAAATTTTCGAGTTAACTAAAAAATACTATACAGCACTACGATTAGGAAATGGTAGTGTTGCTCAACAGATTATTTTAAATTTAGATGCATTTAAAATGGAACAACAACAACGGCAAGTAACTGCTAACAAAGCACTTGCAAAGAAAAGTCAAGATAGCGGATTGGATGATTTAATCAATGTCGAATGACCTAGAACATTACATTTGGCCCACTAACTTTGCCTGTACTCTTATATCAGATACAACTATTATTCCTAATCAATATAGTATAGGGATAGCAATAGAACCAGTAAGTCCTCATGATCTTGCCATGGGATTTAGAAGACTAAGAACTTTTGTAGATAGTTGTTTACACAATAGCATTTTTATTTTCGATAAAAACATATTGTTAGAACCTTTAAATATATCGAGCAGTAACTTAGTACAGTTTCCCACAGAACCCTACGATTATTTTGTAGGTAGTGTATTGCTCAGAAAATTCCAAGTAATAACTGCAAAATATTTTGAAATTGGCTTTATGACTGTTGACAGTGCCGTTGGAGATCATGTACAGTATTGTATACGAGATCCGGAAGAATCTGGATTAGATTTATCGGGCGAACATTGGTGGAATATGGACAATCTAGAAACAGGTACAACAATAGATGTATCCTGGGATGATTTAGAACTTAATGATAGCCCGAAATTCGAACCTCGAATTATCAAGGGCGGTAAGAGTGAAAATCAATAACTACGGCGAAGTTGAACTAACAGAAATCGAAGCGTTTAACGCATTATACGCAGGCAAGATTGTTAACTTTGACGATGTATATGTGGATATGATTGAACAGTTCAATCAAGCAAGATCCAAAAATGCAGATCGATTTCCCGAACTCAAAAAAATCAAACACGATAAGTTTGACAGCGTTGAACTGTTTGATGAAGCAAATCAAACAGAATGGTTTATGCCCAAGGACTACTGTCCAAATCTTGTAGAAATGCTTTACGGTATGTGTACTACAGACCAGCAAACAGCAAGGGTCACCGAAGAGTTAGAACTGTTTATTCAACATAATATGTTTGACGTTCTGCACTATTGTAAATACTTGGTAGATACTATGCGAGAACATGATATTGTTTGGGGCGTAGGTCGCGGTAGTAGTGTAGCATCATATGTTTTATATTTGATAGGCATACACAAAATTGACAGTCTAAGATACGAACTTGATATTCAAGAGTTCCTAAAAGGAGAAATAAAATGACATTACACAGATCAGCTCAAGGTAAAATGGTAGACATGAACAAGTTAGCTAAACAAAACGAGCTAACTCTTGCAGTAGGCAATGTTAGAGTGAATGCCCGCGGAGATCAAATAGGGCCTGGCGGAGAAATCATTAAAAAGCGCGAAGAAGTAGTAGCATCATATTATGATACTCCTGCTAAAAAATCAACAGTTTCTAACACAGAAGCTCCTGAAATTGTACCGCCACAAGTTGTAGCACCTGCGACGACTAAATCAACTAAAAATCAACAACAATCAACAGAGGAATAAATGAAAGTAACAGGAACATTAAGACCATTAGGCAACGGTGTAATACTGTCCGATATGGAATTTGGTGATGAAAAAACCAAAAGTGGCATTATTGTAAAAAGTGATGACGGTAAAGTACAAGGTATCAAACCTCGTTGGGGTCGAGTTTGGGCAGTAGGTCCGGACCAAACTGATGTTAAAGTAGGCGATTGGGTTCTTATGGAACACGGCCGCTGGAGCCGTGCAGCAGAGTATGAAAATGAAGATGGATCTATTACCAAACTTCAAAAAGCCGATGTCGCTGCCATGATGATGATTGCGGACGAAAAACCCAGCGATATTTATCGCAGTCAAGGTGTTTAAGTATTGACATAGATTAACTCCCATGCTATTATCTAGTATGGGATTTAAGAAACCTTTAGAAGTTGCTAACATAGCACAACAAATCAATTCAGCGGCATATACTTGCCAAAGTCCATACACTGACGGATTTAACGGTTGGTGTGTTAAACAAGACCTTTATCAATTAAAAGAAATTTTAGACGATGCTATTAGTCGTTGTCCAAGTTTCGGTACGACAGAAGATGAATGGTTACGAGAACAAGAACAACGAAAAATAATCAAGATACTTAAGAAATGATATTCAATAAAGTTAAAGCACTCAAAGCAGATGGTAAAAAGATTGGTATTGTGTTTAGCCAGTTCGATTTACTACATGCAGGACATATTGCCATGTTGGCCGAAGTTAAAAACCATTGTGATTACCTAATTGCTGCACTACAAACAGATGCATCAATCGATAGACCCGATACCAAAAATCCGCCAGTTCAAAGTATTGTGGAACGGCAAATCCAACTTGCCGCAGTTCGTTATGTGGACGAAATAGTTGTATATCAGACTGAAAAAGACCTCGAAGATATCTTGCTCACATTGCCGATAGATGTTAGAATATTAGGTATAGAGTACGCAGACAAAGAATTTACAGGTAGAGATATCTGTTATGACCGTGGAATAGAAATTGTCTATAACGGACGAGATCATTCATTTAGTAGTTCAAGTCTACGCAAGCGTGTAGCAGAAGCAGAAAGGACAAAAAAATGAGTCAAGGTAGTATGTACGCAACAACAGCAAAACTCAGTAGTGGTAATAGGAAACAACAAATAAGATCAATGGCAAGGTGGGAAGAAGAACCAAAGGAAAAGAAAATGAACTTTTTTAAACGATGGCTAGTTAATATTGGCAAACGAGCCTATGAAGAAGAAAATAGTCTAGCAAGTAATACCGTTGTATCCCTCGATCATAGTCCAAGACTAGAAGGTAATCCGCTGCGTATGAATGTATTTCGTGCCAATGGTGGAACTATTGTTGAAACTATGCGCTACGATGAAGCTAAGGATCGCAATATGAATCAACTACACATTGTCGGTCATGATCAGGATTTAGGTGAAAGTTTGTCAAAGATTATTACTATGGAGAGCTTACGCGGTTAATATGAAAATAGCAATAACCGGTCATACAAAAGGTATCGGTCTTGCTTTGGCTGAAGGTTTTAAAAAACAAGGCCACAAAGTTATAGGGTTCAGTCGTTCTAATGGATACGACATTGTTAATCCAAAAAATGTAGATAAGATAATTAAAAAATCAGCCGATTGCGATGTTTTTATTAACAATGCCTATTCAGGAAATTTTACTTCCGTAATGGAGGGATTTATTCAAACTGATTTATTACTTAAACTACACCGACTATGGCAAGGACAATCTAAAAAAATCGTAGTGATTGGTAGTTCTCTTTCTGAGGTATACAGGTCTTTACATCCTAACACAGAAGAAGCAAAATATGGATTACTTATGTATGAAACACATAAGATTTCTTTAGAGCACACAGTCAACGAGTTAAGAACATTAAGTTGGAAATCTCCAGAAATCATTCATTTAAAACCTGGTTTAGTGGATACTGATATGACTAAACATTTACATTTTGAAAAAATGAATACAAACTATGTTTTTGATTTGTGTAATTGGGCAATACAACAGCCGCATCAGATATTAGATTTAACCTTTACTGCTTGATTAAAAATTTAAACTATAGTATAATTTAACTATGACAACACATTGTAACATTTGTAATAAAGAATATTCACCTTTGTGTGACTATAAACAAGGTCGGTGCCCTATGCATCCGCCACTATTTAAAATCCAACCCATGGATCCTAGCAAGAGGCATTTCTATGTTAGCCTTGTAAAGAGTGGAGTTAGAATTGGCGCAGGTATTGCATTAGTTCGAGGCGAGTTAATCATTGCTGGCGCATTGTTAATCTTTGCAGAATTTTTAGGTATTTTAGAGGAGTTAGTATAATATGGCAAAAAAAGCAAGTATCACTAAAGTTAGTGACAAAATAAAAAAAGTAAATGATGTTTTTACTGTTTACTTTTTCGATAACGGTTACGGTATCGAAATTGGCGGCAAAGCCGAAACCGATGACTGGAAATCAGTTAAACTTATGTATCACTCATTTGATGAACTGGTTGAATGTATTAAAGATATTTCATTAATGGATAGGGCAAAATAATGGCGAATAAACTAGGTAAATTAGCAAAAGTAAATGAAAACATCACCCTTAATCGTTACGACAACGGTTGGATGGTAGAAGTTAGTGGTCGCAATAAGAAAGACGACTGGGCATCTGTTAAAACTCTTTGTAACACAGAGGAAGAACTCGTTGCTGTGATTAAAGAGTGGAATTCAATGGATCTGGAATAAGGAAAATATCATGGCAACCTGGGCCGTTAGTACATATTATAAAAAGTCTTGTCAAGAAGTCGAGTCATATCACCAACAAGAAGGCGAAGGTCAAGTCACTGTCACTAACGGTTTCCGTTATGGCGAGTGGACTGTAGAAACTTCAGACGACAATCCTCCAGAATTTGAATTTACATTTGTACCCGGAGGCGATGGTAAGAAAGATAGTATTGATATGTTAGACTGTGAAGTCAACAATATTGAAAGTGTCGAACTTAATGAAATGTTTGACGGTGGTTGCTGGTATGATGTTGAAATCGAAGGGCTTACTGATGACGAGGAAGATGAACTCCGTGAGTTCCTCGAAGATCATACAGCCTACAATCTAGAAGAACAAGGCTGGCGGCAAGGCGATACTCACTGGTGGATTTGGGGGCCTATTGAAATTAAAAATGAAGATGGCGAAACTGTTCGTATTATCTGTGCAGATCCAGAAGGTAATGTTATTACTTTTTCCGAAGCTGAGGAAGATGAATAATGGCTAATGTTCTGTTAGAATTAACTGACGAAGCATTAGAAGAATATGTTGGCGAAGGTGTCAGTATCGACATCGTTCGTGAAATTCTTGAAAAGCCCGGAGTAGTTGATATCAACTCCATCGAAGAAGATGAATTTGCACAATGGTGGGCCTATGCACTAGAAGGTTATATCGACGCCGACGAAGATACTCCTGAGTGGAAAGAAGCCTACGACAACAACTACGACTGGGGCTACGAAATTGCCAAAGACATTAATCGTGGAACTGGTGCATGTGAATATCTAGAGGATGAAGAATAATGGCTAAAGAGCTTTGGGTAGAAAAATATCGCCCTAAAACTATTAAAGAATATGTTTTTAAAGATGTGGCGCAACAACGCCAAGTACAGTCTTGGATCAAAGAAGGCAGCATTCCTCATCTGTTGTTAAGCGGTTCAGCAGGTATTGGCAAGACTACTTTAGCTAAAGTTCTAATGAACGAATTAGGTATCGAAGATTTTGATGTATTGGAAATCAATGCGTCACGTGAAAATGATGTAGATACTGTTCGTAATAAAATCACGAACTTTGTTCAAATGATCCCGTTTGGACCATTTAAGGTTGTGCTGTTAGATGAAGCAGATTATTTGTCTTTAAACTCACAGGCTATCCTGCGTGGATTGATGGAGACTTATTCCAACACAGCTAGATTTATTTTAACCTGTAACTATCCTAATAAGATTATTCCAGCACTACACAGTCGTTGCCAGGGGTTTCATGTAGATAAAACTGATCAAACAGAATTTACAGCTCGTGTTGCCACAATCCTAATGAATGAAAACATTGAGTTTGATTTAGATACATTAGATACCTATGTCAAACTAAGTTATCCAGATTTGCGAAAGTGTATCAATCTTGTTCAGCAAAATATTACCGAAGCCGGAGGATTAACTAGTCCCACATCGGGTGATAGTGATAGCAGTGATTATAAGATTGAAATGGTTGAGTTATTTAAAGCTGGCCGAATACAAGATGCTCGCAAGTTGCTGTGCGGCCGAGCACGACCCGAAGAGATTCCAGAAATTTATACTTGGTTGTATAATAATCTAGATTTGTTAGGTCAGACTGAAGAACAAAAAGATTCAGCAGTATTGATTATTAAACAAGGTCTGGTGGACCATACTGCATTGATTGATCCAGAGATTGGGTTAGCAGCAGTCTTGATTAAGTTGGGTAGACTTTAATACCGTACTGGTCAAAGTGCTGTGTATTTTCTTTAATATAAAGTTGATATAAATGTCTAACATACGGAGTAACAGGTCTTCCTGTTATTTCGCTTAATCGTTGTAGAGCTGCATCAGGATTGTACCAAACGTCATGAAAATTTATTGTATGGATGTATTGTTTATATTCTGGCTTAAGTTTGGATATGCAGTTTGAAAAGCTATTGACTTCTAAATCCATAAAATTATTTGATCTTATTTCTACAAATTCTTTTAAAAATAAAGAAATTTCTGAATAGGGTTTAGTGTAACCATTGTTAGCAAAATCAAAATCATCAAATAAATCTCGAACTTGTTTTGAGTAACGCTCTTTATCTTCTTGATACCATCTATTAAACTGCCAAAGATTTTTATAATAAAATAAAGTTTTGATTAATAGCAAATCAGATTTTTCATATGTTATGGCAAGATATTTAAAGTTCTTAGGAATTTTAAAAGTAGTAAAATATTCATTTGGATCCATATAATGTATGCTGTAATATTGTTCTGTTTCGGGAACACCCCATACTACTACAGAATCAAATGGACTTTCCTGTTTTAGTTTAACATCCCACACTCTAGCCTTTTCAGGTGGCAAAGACAAATGTTCTTTGGCATATCCTGTCCAGTGTCCCGAAGCTACTGCCCCCCTGTAATGATTCCAAGGTATTGCATCTTTTTCATTTGCTAAAAGATTTATCAATAAGGTAGACATAAAATGTCCACAGGATCCTTCGGTGTAGTCTATTATATAAAAATTTTCAGGGTCTTTAAACATACAAATATTTAACCGCACAGTCGATTGCAGGTCGAAAACTGTGCGGCGCTCTTGTGGGGTTAAGAGAGTGTGTTAGTCGATATCTGTATCCTTATATAGTTTTAAAATTTCTCTGACTACAGGGTGACGCTCAACGTGTTGTTGTTCAAACCTTGCCATAGCAATCATACGATACTCACCTCCTTGGCCGTATAAATTACAAAATTCTAGCAATCCGTTTTCTCTTGGGCGGTCAGCCTGGTTTAAGTCTCCAGTTACTACCATACGGCTATTGTCGCCGATGCGTGTAAGTAACATTTTCATTTGACTAGGTGTGGCGTTTTGCATTTCGTCTGCGATAACAAGCGCATTTTTAAAAGTTCTACCTCGCATGTAGGCTAAGGGACTTATTTCAATAACGCCATCTTCTAGCATTTCTGCTATTTCTTTTGGATGGTAATAATCCTCAAACACATCCATAATGGGACGAGTCCAAGGCTCCATCTTTTGATTTAAGGTTCCCGGTAGGAAACCATGCTCCTCATCTACACTTACAGCTGGCCTGGTTATAATGATTTTACTAATCATCCCCTCCTTTAACTGTTTAATAGCCATCTGTACACCCAACATTGTTTTACCCGTGCCTGCTGGCCCGATGGCAAATACAATGAATTTCTTGGGATTTTTCAGCAGTTCTAGATATTGTTCTTGTGCTAGGTTGCGTGGAACAATCGTTACCTGCTTATTTCTTTTCAAATAAGGCTTGATTTGAATCAAGTTATTTGTGTCAGGTTGGAAGCGTGGATCACGCTGAACCTGCTCTTTCTCGTTACGTCTTCTTGCTCTGGACAAATTATGCCTCCGTAAATTGAAGATCGACCTGCATAGATATTTACATTATATCGAAAAAATCAGCTCAAAATGGGTAAAAGTTTAATCTTGTTTAAATCTTGCTAAACATAAATACTAAAGCAAAGAGAACCACCATGCACGATATTGTAGAAGTAATCAAAAACGTCCAAAAACTAGCAGAGAACGATAATGCTTTTAAAGTTATTAAAGACTTTGAGCGTGTTCTTGACGAGTTGGATATCTATGTTTTCAAGAACTGGGAAGAAGGCGAGTTAGTCGAAGGACCAGATGTCGGACGATATGCTGTCAAATGTGCATTTATGTGGCACGAAAAAGAAATGCCAGATCCTGAAGGTGCTAAACGATTATACGATTATGGTTGCCAAGTTGTTTACAAACGTGAACATGTTATGGTTCCACGTAAGATTAAACATCCAGACGATTTTAGACCAGGCACAAAGAAAGGTAAGATTGATGCACACCCAGTTTGGGTTGTAGAAATCACTATGCCTAAGAAATTAATGCAAGATGTTTATGTTGGGCAACAAAATAAAGATCATGTTCAAATGGCTGAATTAATGAAATATAAAAATGACGGTACTGCCAGTACAGGCGAGTTAGGTTTAGAGGAACCAGGCAATGACACAGCAGATGAAACAGCACCAACCGCGTAATCTAAACGAAAGTCTTCGCTCTAACGATCTTAAAGATCTAGTTAGTGAAGTTTTTACCGTTGACCAATATAAAAGTAAAATGGGCAACGATGCTGATATTGTTGTATTAGGATTTCGTGTTAAAGAAAAACATCCTGCAACAGATCTAGTTGAGTTTATCGAACGTGGTTACACCTATATCTTAGATGCCGACATGAGCACAGGTGAAGAACATGACGGTCAATATCAAGTTTTTGTTGAGTTAGAGCGCAATCCTCAACTTCCAGAAAATCTAAAACATTTATTAGACGGTGTAAGCAAACTAACAGGCAATAAGACCTGGAGATTTAGATATCAAAAAGCACCAAGTAGTGTAGAGTTCAATGAACAATCTGTTATGGAACATATTCCAATGACTCCTGCAGATTATGATAACAAGATTACAGAAATTAAAACTACAGATGTACAAGAGTTTTTTGATCAAGGCACTGTAGAAGTTACTTTAGAATCAGATAATACTATTACATTTAGCAAACCATATAGTGGCAATATAGATGCTACATTTATTGCTATCGGTGATTATGAAGATGTTAAAGAAACGTTGCCCGGTGCATTGTCATTAGACGAAAGTAGCAATAGTCAGGTAACATTCTTAAACAAATATTTAGGTAACTACGATATAAACAAGGTTGGAGACAAGTTTCTGATTAGAAACGGTACCCGTGCGGTTGTACTCCAAAAAAATAGGTGGTAAGATGTGGATGCTATCTTTTATTCCAGATAGTGTATTACAGTTTGCGATTTTGAGTGTTTTAGGAGTAGGGCTAGTCTTATATGTAATAGGGCTATTACTCGGCTTTTTTCCAGCGTTTAATGTATATAAAGAACCAATTCGTATATTAGCAACTTTATTAATTGTTGCAGGTGTTTACGGCGAAGGTAGTTATGCTAACGAAATGTCATGGCGTGCCAAAGTTAAAGAAGCCGAAGAAAAAGTTAGACTAGCAGCAGAACAATCAAAAGAAGTTAACACCGTGATCGAAACTAAGATTGTTAAACAAAAACAAATTGTTCATGATGTTCAAGTTCAAATACAAAAAGAAATACAGGTTAATGAAAAAATAATCAATGCAGAATGTAAATTGGATCCTGTTGTAGTTAAAATCTTAAACAATGCGGCTACAAATCCGTTTAATCAAACAGGGGGTACAAAATGAAACGACTCCTTTTAATATGTGCAATTTGTTCACTTGCTGGTTGTGCTAGTCAAGGTGTACCTATAGTTGCTAAATTTCCAGATGTTCCACAAGATTTGATCACAACTTGTCCAGATCTAGCAAAATTAGATGTTGAAAAAACTACACAGTTAAGTCAAGTAATAGCAGGCGTTACTGCTAACTACTCACAATACTATGAATGTAAAGTCAAAGTAGATAACTGGATTGAATGGTATAACAGCCAAAAGAAAATATTTGATAGTATAAAATGAAAAAACTTTTATTGTTACCATTGCTATTATTATCAGGATGTACATTATTAGATGCGTATCTGATGACACACTACGATCCTAACGAATATAAGTTAATAACTGACATTAGAGCAGAAGCACAGTTGGCCAAAGCACAATGCGATGATCCTGTTCTAAGCAAGGTCAATGCCGTTAAAGTAGCAAACGATACACAACTATTTGTGCTATACAGCGAACATGTACCACGTAATGACAATGTTATTAGTGCCAGTCGAGATCTACATACTATAGCACAGGGTCTAGCAGATCAATATGCTAAGTTTGATAAGGTAAGTCCGGGGTTTTGTAAGATTAAGTTTACTAGCGTAGAAACCAACGCTGACAAAATGCAAGAAACCATTGCAAGGAGACCAAGATGAGCGTAGAAACATTCCAAGGCCAACTAGGACAAGCCTTTACAAGTCCTGATCCAGTGATCCAACAAGCGGCTAATACCGCTAATCAATATACAGAAATGTTTAAGGCAGGGCAACTAACCAAAGAAGAATACATGCAGGCCATAGCAGATTTAAACAATACAGCAAGAATTCAACAATCCATGAATGATTTAGCTAACCTAGAAATGTTAAATACTGCTATAAATGGATTGATTACATTAGCAAGTTTAGCAGGATAATATTATGGCAGATTTCGCACTAACAAAAGAACAACTATCACAGATTATAGGAAAAAATCCCTATTTAGATCATTGGTTTGATGCTTTATCACAAGCATTACCCGATTATGAAATCAATACTCCAAAACGAGTAGCAGCTTTCCTAGCACAATGTGCTCACGAAAGTGGGAATTTTAACTTTATTAAAGAAAATTTAAACTATAAAGCAGAAAGTCTAGTACGTGTTTGGCCTCGTTATTTTAATGCTGGCAATGCCGCTCAATATGCTCACAATCAAGAAAAGATTGCCAACAGAGCATATGCCGGTCGTATGGGCAATGGTCCAGAAGAATCAGGTGATGGTTGGAAGTTCTGCGGTCGTGGACTTATTCAGTTAACTGGTCGCAGTAACTATCAAGCATTTGCTGACAGTTTACAAATCAGCATCGACGATGCTAGCGAATATTTAAAAACATTCGAAGGTTGTGTACAAAGTGCTTGCTGGTTCTGGGAAGCCAACAACCTAAATCAATATGCTGATAATGGCGATATTACCACAATGACCAAACGTATCAATGGCGGTACATTAGGTCTCGATGATCGTATCAAAAATTATCAACATGCACTACAAATATTTGGCGTTTAAATGCCAAAAGGAGCAAAACACAATGATGAATGATCATAAATTAATGAGATGGGCGGCGGTAGTAATCGCAATACCAGTACTCATGGCTATGTGTAGCGGGGATAGATTCCGCTATCCTTGCCAAGATCCACTAAACTGGGACAAGGAACTATGCAAGTTTCCTACTTGTGATGTTACAAGAACCTGCCCCGAACATATTTTTAAAGGTCAAAGAGACCCGAGATTAGGACCACCAAAAGATGACCCAACTAAAGCAGATATTAAACCGTTGGCTTCCGTCGCGCCGACGCCGTGTTGTTCAACCCCAGCAACAGCCCAAGGAGCGAATTGTGGAAAATAATAACCAACAACATCAACCTATTTTATATACCGAAGAGCAGTTGATGGCTCGTTTGAAATTCTTTATCGGTATTTGCCTAGCATTGACATTAACTGGTATTGTGTTCGTTGTGTTATATTCTTTGATATTTGTAACACAACCACTTAATGCTATTAGTCCAATTGACCAAAAGTTCTTTGAACTGATTATTCCTATTGCTACATTCTTAACAGGCACATTGTCAGGTATTATGTTGTCAAATGGAGACAAAGATGCTCAAAAAGCAGCATTGGATGCGGCAAACAAAGGTTGGGATCGTCCAACAGCGCCAGTAAGCCCACCACCAAGTGCGCCAGCAGTTACTAACTCGTTTGGTTCACAACCATTAGGAGGATTTGGAAATGTCGGCTCAACAGTCACCCCACCAGCGTTTGGCGCACCAGCATTTGGCACACCTACGCCAGGAGGATTCGGCGCAGCCGCCGCAGTACCTACTCCAGGCGGGTTTGGAAGCACACCTTCAACAGCATCAGTCGAGACAACCCCAAGTTGGGGAACAACTCCAGTTGCAACAACAGCAGAAGTAGTAACAGGGTTTGGGGGCAAACCGGCTCCTGCACCACAAGTAGATCCAGTCATTTAAAGGAAATAAAAATGAAAAAACTATTAATCGCATTATTAGCAACAGCATTCGTTGGCATGGCATTTGCCGAAGCAGAAGTAAAAGAAGTTTGTCATGACAAACTAGACAAAGCAGGTAAGCCAGTTATGAAAGATGGCAAGGCTGTTCAAGATTGTAAAAAAATCAAAGTTCATAAGAAATTAGAAGGTGCAGAAGTAGTACCAGATAAGAAATAATTTTAGTTGACTTAACTCTAAAGGTATAGTATAATTTACTATACCTTTTTTCTATTATGGCAGATCATTATCAAACATTAGGCGTAGATAAAAACGCAGGTCCTTGGCAATTATCAAAGATGGCACGGAGGCAATTGCAAAAACAAAAATGAATAATTATTATGAAATATTAGGTGTTTCTAAATCGGCCACACCTGAAGAAATCAAAAAGGCCTATAGGAAACAAGCAAGTGCCTGGCACCCTGATAAAGGTGGCGATACTCGTAAGTTCCAAGAAGTTGAAGAAGCATATCGTATTTTAAGTAATCCCGAATCCAGGGCAGAATACGATAACCCTAGACCCCAGTTTGGGGGAGGTGGCCATTTTGGCGGCGGAGTTCCTCCGGGGTTTGAAGACATTATCAATAGTATGTTTGGTGGCGGCGGTAGCCCGTTTGGATTTGGTTTTGGACAAGGAAGGCCACAGCAACCACGCAATCAAACACTAAACATACAAACTACTATTACATTAGAAGAAGCATTTAGTGGCAAAGATATGATTGCTAACCTAACATTGCCTAGCGGTCGTGATCAGGTATTAGAAGTTAAAATCCCAGCAGGTATTAACGATGGTATGACATTACGATTATCCGGAATGGGCGATGATCGCATACAAGGTGTTCCTAGGGGTGATATACATCTTACTGTTGCTGTTCAACCACATTCTAAGTTTATTAGACAAGGCGATGATTTAGTAACCCAACTTGATGTTAACTGCATCGATGCTATGTTAGGTAAAAAATACCTAGTAGAAACTATTGATAAACGTACTTTAGAACTAACTGTAAACCCGGGAACACAGCATGGACAGATGTTATCGGCAGCTGGCTACGGTATGCCTAAGGTAAATGATAATAGATTCAAAGGACGCATGTTAATATCAGTAAACATTATTATTCCTGCACTCAATCAAGTACAAAAAGATATTCTAAAACAAATAACATTTTAAATACCATATGCAAATATTAAAATTTCCACACAATAGCCTAAGAACAGTTGTAAAAGAGTTTGATTTTGAAAATCCAATCACTGATCCTATACAGTTAGAAAAGGATTTAATCGAAACAATGCTGGCCAATGACGGGATCGGCTTGGCTGCTACCCAAGTTGGGTTAGATATGCGTGTATTCGTTATGGGATACAAGGCCAGTCCAGAACTAGCACAGGCATTTTTCAATCCAGTTATTGTTAAATGGACTGACGAAACCGATGATCTCGAAGAAGGATGCTTGAGTTTTCCTGGGATTTATGTTAACATTAAGCGTCCTAAGAAGATATTAGCAAGATGGCAAAACTCAAAGGGAGAATGGCAAGAATCAGAATTTGACGGGTATAACTGCAAATGCTTTTTACATGAGTTGGATCATTTAGAAGGTATTGTATTCAAAGACAGAGTAAGTTCATTGAAATGGGAAATGGCTGTTAAAAAGTCTAAACCAAAGAAAACAAAGATTGTAAGATTAAACAGGAAATTTAAATAATGTTGGAACCAAGTAAAGATTTAGAAAAGATTTTTGAACATGCTGTACAAAATGCATCTAGTCATAATCACGAATATATTACACTAGAGCATTTTTTGTGCGGACTATTAAACAATGAACCTTTTGTAAAAATTCTAAAAGATTTTGGAGCCGACACAGATCAACTCAAAAAAGATGTTGAAAACTTTATTGACAAAGATTTACTCGATATTGTAAATCCTAATATTGCTAAACCAAAGAAAACTTCTAAGGTAGAGCAAATGCTTAATCGTGCATTTACGCAAGTGGTGTTTAGTGGCCGCGATACCATCGATCATGTGGATTGCTTTATTAGTCTATTCAGCGAAAAGAAAAGCCATGCATCATATTTTATCAATAAAGCAGAAATCGATAAAGACAAGTTTATTGCTTTCTTAAACAAAGATGCTATTAGGGATATCGATGAAGAGGAAGTTCGTTCTAAATCAAATCCGCAAATAGAAAGGATGATTGCACAGTTCTGTACAGATCTAAGTGCAAAAGCCAAGGCCAAAACTATTGATCCAGTTATTGGTCGAGAAAAAGAAATCGAAGAAATCACATTGGTACTCGCTCGTCGTAATAAAGCCAATGCTATTCTCATCGGCGATCCAGGTGTGGGTAAAACTGCTATTGCAGAAGGCCTTGCTCGTAAGATTTTTGAAGGTAAAGTTCCAAAGTTTATCAAAGATCATACTGTATTAAGTTTAGATATTAGTGCCATGCTTGCCGGTAGTAAGTATCGTGGTGATTTTGAAGAACGCCTGAAGGGTGTTATTAGCGGAATCGAAAAACGTGGCAACTGTATCTTGTTCATCGATGAAGCTCATATGATGAATGGTGCAGGTGCTGGCGGCAGTGGTGGCGCCAACGATATGGCCAATATGCTTAAGAGTGCATTGGGCAAAGGCAAGATTAAAGTTATTGCTAGTACTACATGGGAAGAATATCGTAAACACTTTGAAAAGGATCGTGCTCTAATGCGTCGATTCCAACGTGTCACTGTAGACGAGCCAACCGAAGCAGTGGCTGTTAAAATTCTCAAAGGTCTCAAAAAGTATTACGAAAAACATCACGGTGTTAAGATCACAAATCAAGCAATTATCGATGCTGTAAAATATAGTGCCAAATATATCAACGATCGTAAGTTGCCAGACAAGGCTATCGATTTGCTTGACTGTGCTAGTGCTCGCTTTAAAGTCAAGGATCAAGAAGGCGGTATTGTTGACCATGACGAGATTCTATTCGAAGTCGCTAAGATTACTAACCTTCCTTTGGAACAACTTAGTAACAAAGAAAGCAATAATCTAGTCAACTTAGAAAAGAATATGAAAGCCAAAGTCTATGGTCAAGAACGAGCCATTGAAGTATTGCTAGATAAAGTGTTTATTGCACAATCTGGATTGAAGTCTTTAAACAAACCAGTGGGTAGTTTCTTGTTTGTTGGTCCAACTGGTGTTGGTAAAACTGAAGCCGCTAAACAACTTGCCAGCAACTTGGGTGTTAAACTTGTTCGTTTTGATATGAGCGAATATCAGGAACAACATAGTGTAGCCAAATTCATTGGCGCTCCTCCGGGCTATGTCGGATTTGATGACAATGCTGGTCAGTTGATTACGCAACTACAAGAGAATCCAAACTGTGTACTGTTGTTGGATGAAGTTGAAAAGGCCCACCCCAGTGTACTCACTGTGTTGCTACAGTTGATGGATAATGGCTTTATCACAGGCAGCAATGGTAAGAAGGCTGATGGTCGTCAAACCATTATTATTATGACATCTAATCTAGGTGCCGCCGATGCTGAAAAGAATTCAGTAGGTTTTGGTAGTTTAGAACGTGACGGCGATCCCAAGGATGCTGTTAACAAGTTCTTTGCACCTGAATTCCGTAATCGGTTGGATGGCATTATCAAGTTTGGCAAGTTAGATCATGCAACTATGATCATGATTGTTAAGAAGTTTATTAACGAACTCAACTTGTTGGTCAAGGACAAACATATTGTTGTCAAACCCACTATTGAAGCATTGGAGTATTTGGTGTCTAATGGATTTGATAGTAAGATGGGTGCTCGCCCATTACAACGTGTTATTGACGATCAAGTCAAACGCCCGTTGAGTAAGGAAATCTTGTTTGGTAAGTTAACCAATGGTGGTGTTGTTGATCTTACGATTGTTGACAACAAACTTAAACTTGAAGTAGTAGATATTTTACCAGTAGAAAAGGTCACAGATGGCGAAACATCGAACACTGAAAACATCTAAACTATTCTATAAGAAATGGCCCTACAAGATTGAATGTTGGGGCAAGAACTTTTGGATGGTTAAACGGCTCGGCATCGACGAGGTTGTGAATTATTGCCTAAATCGAGCCAGACCGGGTATGTCCAACTACTGGGATTTTAGATCCATTGGCGCCGAAGAAAAGGCGCGGCTACTAAACTTTACACGAAGTGTAGAACCGTTCCTGGACCAAGATCTACAAATTCGAGTAGAAGGTGATTTCTTTAATATCTATTGCAAGGATACTGATCTTTACAACGAGTTGGTAAAGGAATTAGACCAATACATTGTAGAATTACATGAGCCAGAAAGTGCGGCTGAATTAGACTATTTGAACGATAACGGACATAAAAAAGTATTGTGTAATAAAATACCCTTTAACAAATACAAGTACAAGGTATATTTTAGTCCTAGTTGTAAAGCAGATACCAAGGCACGATTTGAATCTTGGATCCATAACTATAGCTCAAAGGTTAAGATTCCCAGAGGCACTGTTCATTGGTTTGTCAAGGGGTGGTATCAAAGCCCCTATATCTATGTAGAAGACTCAGGTACGCTGGCTATGATCGGCTTGTTCATGGGACAAGATGTTAAGAAAGTTGAAGAACATATCCCAAGATCTAGTATAAATATTAATCTAGATCAGGATAACACATGTCAGCACTTAGCCAAGCCCTTGAATTTATCAACTACCTCGGAACTGCCAGTGTAGCAGTACAGTACCCTAACAGCGGTACTAGCACACTTGTCTATGTAAGTAATCCTGCAAAGGGCGATGGATATTTTAGTAGCGGAGATGGACTACATACAGTAATGTATACCTGTAGTCCATCTTTTGTAGGCACTGTTACCATGCAGGCTTCTTTAGCCACAAACCCATCTGAAACTGACTGGTTTAATGTTGTAGGTACTACCAGCACCTATACACAAATCATGGATCGCAATACCAGTACTGTAGATGTTTATAACTTTTACGGTAACTTTGTGTGGGTTCGCAGTACTGTTATGATCAACGACGGTCAAGTACAATCTGTTCTCTACAATCACTAATTTCCTATTTGTTTAATTTGTAATAAATACTCGATAGTATTACTATCTCAGTGTCTAACTGTGATTGATAAGGAATCAGTATGTTATTAAAAGAATTCTTCGGAAAAGCCAAAGACATCGCTAAAGAAATGCGTAAAGAACGCGATGATCAAGGTATCGGGAATGACCTATTCTGGTACATTATAGACCACGACCGCCTTCATAAAGATTATTTTCATCCATTAGCAGTAAAGATTCATAAATCACACAAAGGCGGTTCTCTAGATAAAGAAGATATGGTTAAAGCATTTGAGCCAATGGTTGCAAAAGGATGCCGTGAGTTTTTTGAAAGTAATAAAATGCCTGGTCGTTTTAAGGATCATTTTAGCAAAGAATTAATGAAAGACATGTGTGAACGATTATTCGATCACTATCGAGAAGATATTGTTCACGGCAAATATCAAATTGGAGTATAAGATGAATTTAAACGAAGGTGGCAATGTAGTTCCTAGTGCTGTTGAACTAACAAAACAAAATTTTCCACTAGTCATGGCTAATCTGGAAAAAGCCCTACCACCAGGAATAAACTTATATCCAATAGGGTCTGCAGGTAAGAAAGAAGTTAGTAGTGATATCGATGTATTGGTAGACGCCGCAGAATTAATGAAGGCGTTTCCTGCAAAAGAACTTAAACTAAGTCGTCAGGCATTAGAACAGTATTTTAAAAACAAAGGACTGTTTGCTGCCCGTACTGGAGTTAGTATCCATGTAGGTATACCAATCGGTAATACTGATAAGTTAGTACAAGTAGATATCATGGCTGTGGAAAATGCTAAGGCTGCACAACCGTTACATACACACGACTATAGTCAAGATCCTAAAATGAAGGGCGGCACATTACACGCTATCTGGGCCGACCTTGCTAATCTAAGCAGCACACCTGAACTAAGCATGATGATAAGTCCATATAAAGGTCTAGTAAATCGTGCTACTAAAGAACTAATCACTAATAACAAAGACGAAATTGCCAAACGCATTATTGGTCCAAATGCCACTGCTCAAGATATGAGTTCAGTACATGCCATACTAAATGCTCTTAAACCTTATCCAGAAAAATACACAGCAATCAGAGACAAGTATGCACCTGATGTTAGTCTACAAGAAGGTAGTCGTGAATGGTTTAGATTTTTAATGGACCACATACTATGAAGATCCGCGAACTATTAACAGAAGCAGCAGCACCTACTGTAGGTCGTAAATATCAACATATCGAAGACCTAGTGTTTACTAACGGTAGTCAAGGTGGCCTACATGCCATCGAACGTCTACAAAGCATGACTAAGGAAGGACACGGCATTGAATTAAAATGGGATGGCAGTCCTGTTGTATATTGGGGCAAGGACGAGCAAGGCCGGTTTAGTATGATACCTAAAAATGCTTGGGAATATTTAAAACGTGGTAAGACCGAATTAGACAACGGTGTAAAAACCGTAATGTATAGTCCCGAAGATATCAAGGCATTTATTTTAGGCACAGGTCGAGTCGAACCTGGTAAAGAACGTCAACGTGAACATTTTGCCAGCGGTATGGCCAACTTGTGGAGATACTTTGAAGCCGCAAGTCCAGAACGTGGATACATTGAAGGCGGTATTTTATTCAGTCCTGATCAACCACCTAGATTAAATCCACAAAGTCAAGAATACGATTTCAAACCCAACATCACTGAATTTCATATTCCGGTAGGTAGCAAATTAGGACAACGTATTAAAATCGCCAAAGTCATGGTTGCTGCCACAGGTTGGTATGAAACATTAGGCAGCAGTGAAGAAAGCCGTTATCCCAATGCAGAAGCATTAAGTACACCAGACATTATTGTTCAAGGTACTACATATGTTGAAAAGGCTCCTACACTAGATCCTGCAGGTGTTAGTAAAGTCGAACAATACATTACAAAAAATGCACAGGCTATCGATGGGTTTCTAGCACCCAAACCAGGACTAAGTAAACCTGGTGATATATTGTACAAGTTCTATAATCAAAATCTTCGTATTCCCGGCGTTAAACAAAAGTTTGCTCAATGGGCACAGGCTAACTTATCTGCGGGACAAGCAGGTAAGGTATTAAATGATCCTGGACTAGATATTGTATTACATGCTGTAGAAATGATTAGCCATGAAAAACTCAAACTAATACAACTAATCAGTGCAGGCACACATGGTGGAATTCGTCAAACTAAACCTGAAGGTTATGTACAAGCACACCCCGGTACACAATTTAAAAATGATTTACCAGGTCAATTTGTCAAAGCCATTGACCAAGCCAACTGGGCACCGAGGAAAGACTAATATGTTATTAAGAAATATTTTTGAAGATCTATCAAGAACTGGTCAAGGTAAGGCTGCGGTGGTCGGTTGGGGTCGTGGTATGGGACACAAGGGACACATGTTCTTGGCCAGCAGTGTTATTACACAGGCCAAAGAGTTGGGAGCAGATCCATACTTTGTTGTTAGTCGTACGGTGGGTAAAGATGATCCTATCAACCCTAAAGAAAAACTAGCTATCTACAAAAAAGTATTTCCACAAAGCGGACATATTTTCCAAACTGCTACAGAAGAAATGCCAGACTTAACTCGGGTACTAGCCAAATTAAATGAAATGGGTTATACAGCTGCCACCGTTGTGGTAGGTGCTGATCAAGTTAAGGCATTAAGCTATGTTAAAAATTACAACGGAAAACCTAACAAATCTGGCAATATTCCCTTTAATTTCAACACATTAAACGTCATAAGTCGTCAAGAAACCAAGGATCCGAGCCGTGATCAAGAAGGACCACGTGCTACACCTATGCGAGCCGTATTAATGGATCCTGCCAAGAGTGAAGAAGAAAAGTTTGCGGTTTGGCGTAATGCTATGAATCCCGAACTCAGTGATGATGAAGTACGAGACTTAATGAACAAGGCCGAACAACGTATGAAGGCCATGACTCCTACTAAAAAAGGCAAAGTAGCAGAAGCCCGTATGAGTGCTGCTGCTAAATTGAGCAAGGCATGGGATCAACAACGTGCCAAGAGTGATGCTAGTTTAAAAAGAACTCCCAGCAGTATTCCTAAAAAAGAAGAACCTAAAAAGACTGATCAAAATGTTGGAGAAAATATCAATCAAGCAGATTACACCAAATATCCAACAAAAGTATTGATCCAAGTATTACAAAATCTAAGTAAATCACAGGATAAAACAAATATAGCACAAAATATATCTAAAGAGTTGTTCCGCCGCAGGGCCGAACAAGGTGTAAAGGAAACTCCAGACGGGGGAAGTTATGCCGTCAACAAACCTGGCTATAGCGGTGAAGCAAACTATACAGCACAACCTAACTGGCGTGGACAAAACATAGGCGAGAACTGGGTTGAAGATAAGGCCGATGCCCTAGCAAGATTAATTGAGAGTCAGCTAAAATGAAACAGTTTCGTATTACAAAAGAAAACATAACTCAGGATAGTCCCGATGATTGTTATCTTGCGCCCAACGATCCTATACACGAACTTAAAATTGCTAGTTATATGGGTGGCTTGGGCAGCACGGTTAGGTTGGCTGAATACAAGGCCAAAGTTGCCGAAGCAAATAAACTAAATATAGACAAAGCCGGAATGAGTGGCAATGACAAAGCACAATATATGAAGGCAAATAATATTCGCCCAGGCACTCCCGCATGGTTCGAACTATGGTATGGAAAATAATAATGGATAAGTTAGTTCAATTAACTCGAATAGCATTTAGTAGCACTTTTAGCTTCTATGTGAAAACTCATAGTTTTCACTGGAATGTAGAAGGCAGCGACTTTTACGAATACCATAAACTATTTGAAGAAATCTATAATGAAGTATATGAATCAATCGATCCATTTGCTGAAAATGTTCGTAAGCTAAATGCCTATATGCCCACAAGTTATCATAACCTAAGTATGTTAACTAAGATCGAAGATGAAGATCGTGTACCCAGTAAAGATGACATGGTTAAAGAACTGATCATAGATAGCGAAAAGTTATTGATAATCTTAAAGAAAAACTATGATGCTGCTGAAGGCGAAGGCGAACATGGCCTAAGCAACTTTCTAGCAGAGCGTATGGATGCACATAAGAAACACCTTTGGTTCCTACGTGCTAGTTTAAGTAAGGATGCAAGACTATGAGAGCAAGAGAATTTGTAAAAGAAGCCAAAGACTATTCAGGTGCAAGCGGTTGGCACCCTGATGTAGCTGAAGCACTACCTAATAGTCATATCTGGCCAGAATTAGATAATAGTAGTGGTTATCTTGCTTATAGATTTGGTGTTGCTGTTGCAGGATTACCGAATCAAAAAATGGATGTTGCAGGTCCAACAGGCTTGAAAATGGTTACTATTGGATACACTGACGTTGAAGATAACATTCTACAAGCCGCGGCTAATCTAGTAGGTACTCCAAAAGTTCAACTAACACCTGGTGGCAGTAGAGAAAGTAAAGATGTAAATAAGACTAGTCCAATAGCTGATTGGAATCCTAGGAATAGAAAGAAATGAACAACGAATTTAAATCTAAAAACTTTAAAGACACTACCGTTTATACGTTAGAATCTGCTACAAGTGGCGGAACAAGTGCTGGCGGCATTGCTAGCGTTAGTAAACCATTAGGCAAAGATAGTATTATTGTTCAAAGCAGAATGGGTCCTAAAGAAATACCTGCTAGTAAACCAAGAAACTTTGTGGCCAAGAACGCCAAGATGGGCGGTGCCGGTGCTCACAAGGATAAGAAGAAGGCCGAAAAGCAGGGCGATGTAAAACACAAAGCCCGTGAATTAGATATGGCGGAAGAAGCAAGCCCTATGATTAAACCGCCTACTAATAGATTTGATAACAAACATGAAGCATTTGCCTACGCTCGAGAACACGGCGGTAAAGTATTCAAAAGCACATACATTGATCCCAACACCGGAAACAAAAACATAAACTTTGTTGTTAAAAAAGAAGAAGGTGTGGCGGAAGGCGCTCCGGAACTATTGAAGAAAGAAATGCCAACACATCGTTATGCTGAAAAATTATTAGCACAAAATGGTGTCAGTAAAGACGATCCAGATTATTACCACCATCTTAATAACACAATAAAACATCTTCGTCAGTTTGGTAACATCGATTTGATTAACAAGAGTGACGAGCAAGGTGTGGCGGAAGGCTCCTTGAATGAATTTGCTATGAGTGGTGGCGATGACGATGAGGACCCATTTGATAACTATCCTTGTTATGATTGTGGTAGCACTATATTTTTACATCATACTGAATTGTGTGAGTTAGCGGAAGAAAATGCCATAAGAGATTTACCAGCAAGGCACGGATCACAGCATTGGACTGGAGAAATTCCCAAAGGATTACATCCTATTCCGGGATTACAGGAAGGTGTGGCGGAAGCAAAAGGTAAACTTACATATACCCCTGAACCAACTGAGTATGGTGTATTTCCTGATAGCAAAAATGAGTTTGTTAAAACATTCCTATCACGAGACTTGGCATTGGCTCATATTAAAAAATTCGGCGGCAAACTTATAGTATTAGATCAACATGGTCGCAGAATGAAGGAAGGTGTGGCGGAAGGCTCACTAAAAGAATCTGTTATCCGCTCTGAAACAATAGGACCATACACACATGAACTACATAAGACACCATGGGGATATCAAGTAAGAGTTTATGCTGGCGGAAAACAAGTTCATTCGGATATAACCAAACCCACAGAAGAAAAAGGTCAAAAAAGTTTTGATAGTAATATCGCCTACACAAAGAAACAATTAAGAATTAACGAGCAAGGTGTGGCGGAAGATCAAGCCACTCGCACCTGCCCGCAATGCGATGGCAGTGGCGAAGATACTTTAGACCCTACCAAATCGTGTCGTCGTTGTAGTGGCAAAGGATATATTCCTATGCCTAAAGAGCAAGGTGTGGCGGAAGAGTGGAGTCAGAAGTATAAGAGTTCAATCAACTGTAGTCATCCAAAAGGCTTTAGTCAAAAGGCTCACTGTGCCGGTAAGAAAAAGCACGAAGAAAGTATGATGACAATGGAAGCAGTATGCCCAGATTGCGGTATGTGCCAAACACATGGTAATCTTAATGAGATCAAGAAAGGTGCTAAGGACTCAAATGGTTTTACTAAATGTTGGCCAGGACATCATGCGGCTGGTACTAAGAAAGGTAAGAACGGTGGACAAGTTCGTAACTGTGTACCTAACGAAGGTCGTCATGATGACGAAGGCGGCTATTACGCCAACGATAACGAGCGCGATCAACAACGTCAAATGGACTACAACCGCAGCACAAGATACGGTACAGGTGGTCCTGCTGGTGACGAAATGGACAAGGAATCTTGGTACATTGTTCGTGATGGAAAAATGTATGTTGCCAATATTTGGCCTAACCAAAGACAACAGGCCATTGCTCAAGGATATAGTTCAAATAAAGAACAGGCCATGAAAGTTGGTGGTCTTAAAGAAGATCATAGCGATGTAGGCAAAGGTTGGGGACAAGGAGCGGCTGCTACAGCACACGGTACTAGCAAATGGGCCGGTGCTGGTCACGATGATAGTGTTCACGAAAATCCAGAATGGTATAATGATGAAGCCAATGGCATGACCAGCAGCCAACTAAAGAGTCTAGTCAAACATGCATCTAAACTACGTCATGCTGTCAAACAAATGCAAGCACAAGGCGATACATTGGAACCGTGGCAACAAAGTAAAGTTACTAAGGCCGCTGATTACTTAGATGCGGTGTTTAATGCTGTAGACGATGAACACGATATGGGCGAAGAACAAGATGCTTATTTAGAGTCACTATCTTCTAAGTTAGCTGAAAAACTTAAACCCAATGATCCAGTAAAAAAGTATATTGATGATTTTGCCAAAGCTGCTCAAACACCTAACGCAAAAGGTCATCATCAGTTTAAAAACAAGAGTCCAGAAAAAATACGTCAGATGGCTATTGCTGCCAGCTACGGCGCTAAAAATCCTAAGAAGAAAAAGAAATGAGAGCCGAAGAATTTATTACTGAATCAGCCGCTTGGCAAAAATCAAGTGGTAAAAATAAAAACGGTGGCCTTAATAAAAAAGGCGTAGCGAGTTATCGTCGCGAACATCCCGGTAGTAAACTACAAACTGCTGTGACTACTAAACCCAGTAAGTTAAAGAAAGGCAGCAAGGCCAGCAAACGTCGTAAGAGTTTCTGTGCTCGTATGAAGGGCATGAAGAAACATCGTACAGGAGCCTCGACCAAGAGAGATCCAAATAGCCGTATCAATAAAGCACTACGTAAATGGCATTGTGAAAGTGTTGAACAACTATACAATGTATTACAAACATTGAAAGAAGCAGCCAATCCTGCTCAACAGGCTGCTATTGCTATTGCTAAAAAAAAAGCAGGTAAAACAGATGAGAACTTTGCCGATGGAAAAAATCCCGGACGAAAAGGTCTTGCCAAACGTAGTGGCGTAAATACCAAAGCAAGTGTTAGTAGTTTAAGAAATACTGCCAAACATTCAACAGGTGAAAAGGCCCGTATGGCACATTGGCTAGCAAACATGAAAGCAGGCCGGGCTAAAAAGAAATGAAAATCTTAGAGTTTATCAAGAGCGATTACAAAATCCACGGTCGTAAACACTTGGATAAGTACCTTGTTGAACTTTGCAATTTAATCATTGCTGGACAAAAGAAAGATCCCAAAAAATTTGGTATGGTGTCGGCCTGTGTATTAGATCCAGATCATCGTGCGGTTGCTCGTACCAGTATGAAAGTTGGCAACAAATGGAGCCATGCTGAACGTAATGCTATAGATGCTTACGAACGAGAGTATGGCGATATCCCTGAAGGTAGTATTATACTAACAACTCTAAGTCCATGCGATGGTGCTATGGCAGATCGGTATCAAGGTAGTTGTACAGATTACATCAATGCTAGTCCTGTAAAAAAAGTCTATTGTGGATACAGTGATCCTAGCCAACATGATGAAGATTTTGAATTTACCGTAGAATGTACCGGTAATAAGGACATCACAAAACTATGTAAAAAGTTTGCTGATACATTCTTAGGTGATGAAAATCATCCTATAGAAGATGCCAGTGGGGTTATTGCCACTAAGAAACAGGCCAATGATCCCCGCTACTCAATGAGTTTGACCCGTGATGTTCGTCCAGATCAAATCGAAAAAAATCTTAAAGCATTTGATCTAAACAACTAAATGAAAGATATATATGCTGTATTCAGCCGTGGTGGTGACGGGCATAGTTTTTTAGGCGGACTTATTGCTCATTCTTTTTTAAATTGGAATACATACGATTTTCCAAAAGGCGATGCACATTTATATTGGTTTCAATATATTAATAACCACACAACTATAAAATCCGAAACGCCATGGAATCCAAAATTTACTGAATTCGAACCTAAAGATACATCGAGTCCTTATATAGTACAAGTTAGTACAGGTGATGATTTAACAATAAAAAACATGTACATAAACTATTCATTGATAGGAATAACCATTACTCCTGATGATTATCATGAAATAGAAATAAATCATTTTTTAAAAATGTGGGGTAATGATCCTATAACGCCCGGATTGACAGATGATAGAAAAAATGATGTTTACGATCTTTATAATATTGAACAATCAAAAAACAGTGATTTACCGCTATTAACTAGTGCATCTAGTTTAAAAGATCTACCAACTTCTATAATAGCCAAGATATTAAAAAAACAAAATAAACGATGTGGATATATTGATGATTTTTTAGAAGACTGCATAGAAAAATATTTTAATATTCCTTATACAACATTAACAAATGATGCAGAAGGGACATTATCATTTGTAGAAAAAGTTACAGAAATTCCCAGAACACCGGCATTAATACAAACAGTGACCAACTATCAAAACGCACAGAAAGTATTAAAAGAAAAATACTCAGAATTATACGACAAAAGTTGACATTTACTCCTTGTATAGTATAAACTTACTAACAAGGAGATTTTTTATGAGTAAAAGTTTTGGCGCACCCGAACAGGCAAAGATTAAACAAATCGTAGCAGAAGGTTGCACAGTCATGCAGGAAATTCAAGACCTTACAGAAGGTCTGAATGAAACTATCAAAGCAGTAGCCGAAGAACTAGATGTCAAGCCCAGTGTTATTCGCAAGGCTATTAAGATTGCACAAAAAGACCAATGGGATCAAGTATTCCGTGAATTTGATGATTTAGAAACTATTGTTGACATCAGCGGCCACGCAAATCGTCGCGACGATGCGTAAAATTATATTAGACACTATACAATGGATCAAAGATGACTACAAATCTAATCATATTAGGTTCATTGCTGAGTTTGTGGCTTGGACTATTAGCATCGCGTGTAGCATCACGATGGCGGTCACGGTACCCAATCCTCCATTGGTTCTACTATATCCCGCTTGGATTTTTGGCTGTATGTTGTATGCTTGGGCTAGTTTTACTAGGCAATCATTTGGCATGCTTGCTAACTATGTCTTGCTTGTAAGCATAGATTCTATAGGCCTCATTCGAATGTTGGCTAAATATTTTTGAGAACGGTCTAGCGAGCCATAAATCGCATAGTGGTATTTGAGAGCCTGAAATCTCAAGGAAGAAAAATAATATGAGTTATGTAGATTCACGATGGGATCGTGACAAAGACATTGTCTATGTTGTTGAACGTGATCCTAAGAAAGGTAGAATATTCCAAGAATATCCTGCTCGTTATATGTTTTACTATCCCGATCAAAGGGGCAAGTATAAGTCAATCTTCGGCGAAAATCTTAATAAAGTTACAGCCCGAACATTTAAAGAATTCACAAAAGAACAGAGAATTCACAGCAATCATAAACTTTATGAAAGCGATATCAATCCTGTATTCCGCACACTAGAAGAAAACTATCTTGGCAAAGATGCTCCAAAACTAAATGTAGCATTTTTTGATATTGAGGTGGACTTCGATCCAGAACGTGGCTATGCAAGTCCAGACGATGCATTTATGCCAATCACTGCTATCGCTGTTCACCTACAATGGTTAGATACACTAGTTTGTCTTGCTGTTCCACCTAAAACATTGACCATGGAACAAGCACAAGAGCAAGTTAAAGAATTTCCTAATACTGTTTTATTTGAAACTGAATATGAAATGCTTAATACATTCTTGGACTTGATTCAGGATGCAGATGTGCTAAGTGGTTGGAACTCAGAAGGCTTCGATATTCCCTACACAGTAAATAGAGTTACAAAAACATTGAGTAAGGAAGATACTCGTCGTTTTTGCTTATGGGATCAACTACCTAAAAAGAGAGAGTACGAAAAGTATGGAAAGGCCGCTGTTACTTATGACCTTGTCGGTCGCGTTCATCTTGATAGTCTCGAGTTGTACAGAAAGTACACATATGAAGAACGTCACACTTATCGATTGGATGCAATCGGAGAAATGGAAGTAGGCGAATCTAAGACTGTCTACGAAGGCACATTAGATCAACTTTACAATAACGACTTCCGTAAGTTTATCGAATATAATAGACAAGACTGTGCGCTATTAGATAAGTTAGATAAGAAACTCAAGTTCATCGACCTTGCTAATACTGTTGCTCATGAAAACACCGTGTTGCTACAAACTACAATGGGTGCTGTAGCTGTTACAGAACAGGCTATTGTAAATGAAGCACATCACCGCGGTCTTATTGTGCCTAGTCGTCCTAAGCGAGATGATACACTAAACACACAGGCAGCAGGTGCGTATGTTGCTTATCCTAAAAAAGGACTTCACGACTATATCGGTTCAATGGATATTAACTCACTATATCCATCAGTGATTCGTGCATTGAACATGGGTCCAGAAACTATTGTCGGACAGTTACGTCAAGATTATACCAAAGAAGAAATCGAAGATAAAATTTCCAAGGGTACTAGTTTTGCAGGTGCATGGGAAGGTAAGTTTGGCAGTAACGAATACGAATTTGTTATGAACCAAGACCGTGCTCACGATATCATCATCGACTGGGAAAATGGCGAGACCAGTGTAATGAGCGGTGCTCAAATTTATGAACTTATCTTTGAAAGTAATAATCCATGGATGTTGAGTTCTAATGGCACTATTTTTACACACGAAAAGGAAGGTATTATTCCAGGGTTGCTTGCCCGCTGGTATAAAGAGCGTAAGGAAATGCAGGCCAAGCTCAAAGAAGCTATCAAAGCGGAGAACAAAATTGAAGAAGAATACTGGGACAAACGTCAATTGGTTAAAAAGATTAACCTCAATAGCCTATACGGTGCTATTCTCAACGCTGGTTGTCGTTTTTTCGATAATCGCATTGGTCAGTCAACCACTCTTACAGGCCGAGGAATCGCAAGACACATGGCAGCAAAAATTAACGAAGTCATCACAGGCGAATACAACCACATCGGCAAAAGTATCATTTATGGAGACACTGACTCCGCTTACTTCAGCGCCTATACATCCTTGAAGAATGAAATTGCCAAAGGGCAGATTCCTTGGACTAAAGATACCGTTGTTCAGCTATATGATACCATTGCCGATGAGGTGAATAGTACATTCCCGCAGCATATGTTAAACTCTCATCACTGCCCAAAATCACGTGGAGAAGTTATTAAAGCTGGTCGTGAAATCGTTGCTATTAAAGGCTTATTCATTACTAAGAAACGCTATGCTGTATTGTACTACGATAAAGAAGGCAAGCGCAGTGATGTTAATGGCAAGCCTGGTAAGATCAAAGCCATGGGTTTAGATTTGAAACGCAGTGACACTCCAGAATTTATGCAAAAGTTCTTGGAAGAAGTTCTTACCAAAGTACTGAATGGCAGTGAAGAACGAGAGATTCTAGATATGATTAGCGAGTTTAGAACCGAGTTCAAGGCCCGACCTGGATGGGAAAAAGGTTCACCAAAACGTGCCAATAATATTGCTGAATATCAAGAAAAAGAAAAGAAAGCTGGCAAGGCCAATATGCCAGGACACGTTCGTGCTAGTATCAACTGGAACACATTGAAACGTATGAACGGTGACAAATACAGTCAACAGATTGTTGACGGTATGAAAGTTATTGTCTGCAAGATGCGTCCAAATCCATTGGGATTCACTAGCATTGCTTATCCAGTCGACGAACTACGATTACCTAAGTGGTTCCAAGAACTTCCATTTGACCATGCAGAAATGGAAGCAACTATTATTAATAACAAGATTGAAAATCTTATCGGTGTATTGGAGTGGGATTTAAGTTCTACTACTGAGACCAATACATTTAACTCCTTATTCTCATTTGAATAAAATAGTCATTGACTTTACTTCTCAACCTAAATAAACTTATACAAAGGACTTTTATCATGCAAGATTTACTTAAAGACATCGTAGCTCATACACAAAAACTAGGTTTCCTAAACATTGTTAAGGTAACTGGCACATCAGACAAAACATTAATCGATAGTATTGAAGAAAACAAAAGTGTTATTCTATACGCAGAAACTACAGATCCATATCCACAGTTGATCGGTACATTTGGTATGCCACAACTTGAAAAACTTCGTTATCTTATCGAAGGTAAAGAATACCAAGAAGATGCTAAGATTGAGTTAGTAACTGGTCAACGCAACGGTGTTAACATCCCAACAGGATTACATTTTGAAAACAAGGACGGTGATTTCAAGAACGATTATCGTTTCATGAATCAAGATGTTATTGAAGAAAAACTTAAGACTGTTAAGTTCAAAGGTGCTAACTGGGAAGTTGAAGTTACTCCTACTGTTACCGGCATTCAACGCTTTCAGTTCCAAGCAGGTGCAAATACAGAACATACAAGTTTCTTGGCTAAGACAGATGGAGATAAGTTGATTTTCTCTTTTGGAGATCAAAGCAGCCATGCAGGTGAGTTTACATTTGCTACAGGCGTTACTGGAAAGCTAACTAAGGCTTGGACATATCCAGTTAGTAATGTATTGAGTATTTTAAAGATTGCAGATACTAACAATGCTAAAGTTAGTTTCAGTAATGGCGGTGCTATGCAGATTGAACTAGATAGCGGTATTGCAACTTACAAATACATTATCCCAGCAGGTGTCTAAAAATGATTAAGAATATTGCAGGCGGTACGCATATTCAAGTAGACGGCGGATATTCACAGTATCCGAGTTTTTACAACAACGGAACCGACATGGCAGGAATGATTAAATTTAATTCATCTCGTCAGGGCTTCGATGTGTACGACGGAATAAGCTGGAAACCTATTATCGATTCCAGCCCTACAATAAAACTTTCATATAGCGCTGAACGAGCTATAGATTGGGTTATCAAACGTATGCAGGAAGAACAGATATGGGAACAAAGTGATCACCCTGCTATTAAGGCTGCAAGAGAAAATCTCCTTAAAGCTAGACAACAACTAGAAATAACTGCTATATTAGTAGAACAAGAAGAAAATAACAATGAAGAAACCACCGGCAGTTGAAGCCGCTCAAGAAAACCTAAATAAAGTACTCGAAGATGTCGAACGAGCTAAACGCCAATTAAAGGCAACAGTAATTTTAAGCAAAGAATATGAACGAGAAGATTAGAGAACTTGCTATTAAATCATGGTTAGTTAGCGAACATAAAGGTAAACTGGTAAGTTGCCATCGAGAAGATGCGGACTTGACAAAATACTTAGAAGATTTTACTGAGTTAATTGTGAAAGAAAGTATTGATTGGCTGGCAATGAATGAAGAAGATGCTAAGGCATTGCGAGAACATTTCGGAGTAGAAGAATAATAGGTGTATATAGCAAGTAAGTATAAATAAACATATAGGAGAACTATTATGTTTTATGTATATGCTTATTTGAGAACTAAAGATTTAACACCGTATTATATTGGTAAAGGGAAAGATGACAGAGCGTGGCAAAAGTCTCACTCTGTTATTGTTCCTAAAGACCTAAATAGAATTGTTATATTAGAAACAAATTTAACAGAGCTTGGAGCATTTGCTATTGAGCGTAGAATGATTAGATGGTATGGTCGAAAAGATATAGGTACAGGTATTTTACATAATAGGACAGACGGTGGTGATGGATCGGCAGGCATTATTCCGTGGAACAAAGATATAAAGATCGGGTCGTACCTATCAGAAAAAGGGAGAAAGACTATTTCCGAAGCAAATAAGAAACCAAGAAAAGATACACACAAAGAAAGAATATCAGAAGCGTTAAAAGGTAAAACAAAATCAGAAGAGCATAGAAAAAAATTAAGCGAAGCTGGTAAAGGTAAAACTCCTTGGAATAAAGGCAAGACAGGTGTTCAAAAAGGCTCCAGATTAGGAGTAGAAGTAAGTGCCGAAACCCGTGCTAAAATGTGTGCCGCACAAAAAGGTAAAGTAATGTCGGACTTGCAAAAAGAGAAAATAAGTGCTACACTTAAAGGTAGAAAGATGTCAGACAAAACTAAAAGAAAGATGTCAGAAGCAAGAAAAAAATTATGGGAACAAAAACGAAATGAAAAGTAAACCACCAGTAGATTTAAGTGTATTGAATAAGGATTATGCCTGCTATTTGCCAGCTATTAGCTCTTTCTATAGCACTTATGTTGCCAAACAGAGATTAGAAAAGTTTGTACCCGATGATCGTATTCCTGCGGGATTTGATCGAGGTATTGAAGGTATGAACTTTTTAAATCCCGAAGAAGGATACTTCTATTACAAATATAGTTTATATTCTGCAGGTCATGCTCAATTAGATTTAACAAAAAGTCAAACACAAGACAGCATGATTCAACAACGTGATCGTGCTAACACAATGATGTTAGGCGATTCAGGCGGATTCCAGATTGGTAAAGGTGTTTTGAAATTTGATTGGTTAGATTTTGAAGGGCCCAAGGCTAACTATGTTCGTCAACAGATTTTAGATTGGTTGGAACAAACCGCTGATTGGTCAATGATGCTGGACGTTCCTACTTGGGCATGTGATGAAAATCATACACACAAGACTGGACTAAAAACATTTGATGATTGTTTGGATAAGACTCGTTTCAATAACGATTATTTCCTAGTTAACCGCCAAGGTAAGACCAAGTTCCTAAATGTTTTACAAGGTAGCGATTGGGAAACTGCTGAAAAATGGTATCAAGGCGTAAAAGAATTTAGCGATCCTAATGGTCCTTACGAGGGCAAGGAAGCCGAAGGTTGGGCATTCGGTGGTGCTAATATGTGTAAGATGGATATTGCTCTTAAACGTCTAATGACATTAAGAGAAGATGGTTTGCTAAAAGGCAAAAACTGGATCCACTTTTTGGGTACAGCACAGTTAGATTGGGCTTGCTATCTAACATCTATTCAACGACAAATAAGGAAACATATCAATGAAGAAATTACCATATCTTTTGACTGCGCCTCACCGTTTGTCGCAACAGCCTACGGACTTGTCTACACAAACTCGCAACATACCACAAAGCGGTGGAGTGTTGCTATGGAAAAAGCACCAGATAACAAGTCACTTGCCGAATCAGACATTCCATTCCCGTGGGAAAGTGAATTCGGCCGCAGGCTGACCATGGGCGATATTTGTCATTATGCACCTGGCATGTTAAACAAGATTGGCAAAGAAGGTCGTACAAGTTGGGATAGTTTTAGCTACGCCCTTATGATGGGTCATAATGTATATCAACACATTGTTGCTGTACAACGTGCTAATCATCTAATGGATGTTGAACGTGCTAAACATAAACCCGACTGGCGTCATTGGAAGAAGTTAGATTCTAAAAATATCAACAGCGATGAATATAGTGAATGGGTTCCACGTAGTATTTTGTATTTCGATCGTTTTGTAGAAGAACTTTTTAATACAAAAACTAAAGACGAAGCATTTGCTATGATTGATAAAGGTATTGGATTTTTACGTAGTTTGGAAGGTTCTAGACTACGTGGAGGCCCTGCCCAAAATACATTTAACAACTTTTTTGAAATAGATGTTCCAGTGATTGATAAAACTGTATCAGAAATTTTTGCTATGCCAGAGTTAGACGAAAGCAAGTTAGATGATTTGGAAAATAAGTTTAACGAAGATCTATGATTTGGTAATATTTAATCTTGCGTAAAACTTTATTAGATTGTATACTTATAGCATGAAACGAAACTATACATCAGGCGAACATACCGATGTTCAGTTCTTTACAGGAACTGAAATTGAGCATACGCCTGCATTTGGATTAGAAACCTTGTTTGTTACAGGCGTACAGCCTATCGATAAGATAGAAAGTATTCTTGTAGACAGCAATTCTTGGCTAGACACATCTAAGCATATTAAGCATATCTTCTTTGGTGCTAATCACAGTTTTCATCCTAGTTCTTTTGAAGAGTGGCAAAATTGGGAAAGTATGATTCAGTACTTTTTAGATCAAGATTATTTTTGCAGTCTTGATATTCCAGTTGCACTAGCAGAAGAGTTTTTAGATAACGGATTAAACGAATATAATAACTTTATTCCACAAATTCGTGTTCCAATCCCGTATATCGGTTTGTGGAATTATAATACAATGATTAAGATCGACGATAAAGATTTTAATGCAACCAATCCCGGTGTGTGGTCACACAGTCTACACTCACTGAAGGATCGTAGTAAGTTTACAGACTGGTCTCAATATAGTAAGGACAAAACATTATGATTACAACTAAGGTTACTAAGGGTGCTCCAAAGCCGGATGTAGAAGAACGCTTGTTTAAAGTACTCGAAGGCATTGACTGGAAGCTGTGGGAAATCTATAATATGATGAAAGATAACCTTCCATCAAAACCCACAACTGCTAGTCAAAAAGTTGTTAAGAAACCGTCAGCAGAATGACAACTAGCACTTATATCAAAGTTCGAACAGAATTCGAAGGATTTCATTTTTATCCTAACGCAGGATTGATCGATCCTCGTATCGAATTCTTAGAACATGAACATCGCCATATGTTCAAGGTTGAAGTTAAAATCTCTGTCACGCATTTGGATCGTGAACTAGAGTTCTTCCTTGTTAAATGGGCACTACAAGATTTTATCAAAGCAGGCAATCAGAATCATAAATCCTGCGAAATGATAGCAACAGATATTTTGCAAAACCATCTTATTCCCACATACGGAGAACGATATTACGAAGTTGTGGTTTCTGAAGATGGTGAGTCAGATGGTATTGTAGAATATACTCCACTTATTTCATTAACCTCCTAAACTAAAGGAAAAACACACCATGGCTAATATCCCTGCCTATATCCAAAAAACTCTTAAGATGAAACCCGAAGTTACACGGGTGTTCGATGACTTGGATCGGTGGCTTGACCACTGCCGTTTCAACCTTATTAAGTATGACGAAAAGGATCTGTATCGCAGTCCCGACTATCGTCGTTATCAACAAGAGCAAGAGTACTTGGAGCGTAAGGCACGCCGAGAAGCACGAGCACGTCAGGAAGCGTAATGGCAAATGTATTCATCGTCGATATAGAGGCGGTGGAGAGTAGGTACACGGGACAATGGCAGTCTCATGTACCTTATCTACTTGCAAAGGAAGATCACAATGTTCAAATTATCTCTGGTCCTACGGACATTCCTAGTGCCACTACTCCTGGCGCCTTTCTTAATTTTGGCGGCACTAATATCTACAAGTCTGCTCAAGTTGAACAGAT